ACCTGTTGCACCTGTTACACCTTGAGCTCCTTGTGCGCCTGTTGCACCTGTGACACCTTGAGCTCCTTGTGCGCCTGTTGCACCTGTGACACCCTGGGCTCCTTGTGCGCCTGTTGCACCTGTGACACCTTGAGATCCTTGTGCGCCTGTTGCGCCTGTTACACCTTGAGCTCCTTGTGCTCCTGTTGCACCTGTTACACCTTGAGCTCCTTGTGCACCTGTTGCACCTGTTACACCTTGAGCTCCTTGTGCGCCTGTTGCGCCTGTTGCGCCTGTTGATCCCTGGGCTCCTTGTGCACCTGTTGCACCTGTTACACCCTGAGCTCCTTGTGCGCCTGTTGCGCCTGTTGCGCCTGTTACACCCTGGGCTCCTTGTGCGCCTGTTGCACCTGTTACACCCTGGGCTCCTTGTGCACCTGTTGCGCCTGTTACACCCTGGGCTCCTTGTGCGCCTGTTGCACCTGTGACACCTTGAGCTCCTTGTGCTCCTGTTGCACCTGTTGATCCCTGGGCTCCTTGTGCTCCTGTTGCGCCTGTTACACCCTGGGCTCCTTGTGCGCCTGTTGCGCCTGTTGTGCCTTTTATACCTGTGGCGCCTTGTGCTCCTGTGGCGCCTTTTATACCTGTGGCGCCTTGTGCTCCTGTGGCGCCTTTTACACCTGTAGCACCTTGTGCACCTGTTACACCCTGGGATCCTTGTCCTCCACTTGAACTTTCTTCACAACCACAACACTCTGTATATTTATAAAGATTACTATATGATGACATTCAATGATTAAACAACAATCTAATACTTATATTATTATTGTATTATATTTTATGATTTATTTTATTTTATAAATAAAAACAAAATAAAATAATATTTAAATTATACAAAAATAAATGTAACTGTGTCCAGATGAACAACGTATTAAACAACTTACCTACGTCAACAAAAATAACATCCACAAAAATCTATTTTAGCAATTTAATTAACCAATAAAAATGGTGGTTTACATTAAATATTATTTATTTATTAACAATATATAAGATAAAATAGTTAATCAACATTTCGACAGTACATGGAATCATCTTTTCAGTTAAATTCTAAATCAGTTATGGGAAATATATCATACACGATCAAAGTGTGTGCAATAATTTCAGTAATCGGTTTAATCATTAAATTTACAATATCATCATATGAAGCATCATTAATAGGACTGGGGTTAGTCGGACTCTCATTATTTGGTTCAATGCTCATGGTATTGAAATACTACTTCAGCACTGGAAGTGAAAAATCACTTTTTAATGGAGCAGTTTTACCGAGTTTAGTTCAATTGCTTCTTATTTGTGGAATAGTTGGAATGCTGCTTTATCAAACAATAACAACATCTCAAAATATAACATCTTCTGAATACACAACTTTTTCATCCATATCAGCCATACTAGCGCTTATGCAAGTAGCTATTACTTTTTATTATTTATTTTTAAATATGACATGCTTAAATGGAGGTAAGTGTGATATTTCAGAAAGAGATAGCATTACAAGTCTTGGAATTATGTACCTAAATGTAATACTAACATTATTAAATGTTTGCGCACTTGGTATTATTCAGGTAATATTAAATAAATTTTACATTTGTTAACAGCAACGTGCAGCCACTGTCCACTTTGTAAATACGCAGTTTATTTATAAATTTTTTTTTCATCCCACCAGCGATCATAACGTTTAATATTAACTCTTTCAGTATTATACTCGGGATACTCTGTCGAAATAATAAATTTTTTTTTGTAAATAATATACCCCCCGTGTTTGTAATGAATCATATCTATGTTTGATCTTAATTTTTTTTTCAATATTATATTACCCAATAAAACCGGTCCCGTTGGATCAAGAGCCGATTTCCCAAAAAAATTGGTTTTTACGTTGAACACTATTTTGCATATTGCATACCACAAGAGCGGAGTGCGCGGTTTGCACACCATTAATGCATTATATACCGACAAAGGAGGTATTCTATCTTTAACAAAATGGTTCGAACGGGTCAACTCAATCAGTTTGAATCCATTTATACAATTTAATTTTATGTCAAGATAAATTCCTCCATGTTTGAACAACACACAATAACGCCATAAATCAGCTTTATATGCTCCAGGGATTAAAGAGTCAAATGCATGTAAAACATGAGAGTCAAAGTTATTTTTTATAAACTCTCTACAATCATTGTCATCAAATAAGTGATGTTCAAATTCAGGATTTGATGCTTTTAAATTTTCAACCCTTTCTTTCATTTTTGGTGATAAATTTTTAGTATACCATGTTTGAAATATTTTCAATGGAATTATTTTATCATTATTTGGCATTTTAACATATATTTATATGTATATTTTTAAATTTTAATTTTAACTATAGGTTAAACCAACACGGTAACGCACATTCAAATACTTATCATCAAAAAACTATTATACAACAAGTAATATAGAAATATCTCTATATATAATATAAACAAGCGCGACAGTCAATATCCAAGTTATATTTAATGACAAAAGTTATTATAATTAAAAAAAAAGAAAATGAATGTAAAGTAAAAGAAGATGGACAAGAGTGTAATGTTATTATTTCTTCTTCTTCTTTGCCAAAGTCAAAATCTTTAGTTAAAAATTTACCACCACCACCACCAGAAGAAATATCAATAAACAATTATGCATTATTAATGACCAACCAGTTTAACTATAAGGTTGTTGATTTGAAAAACATGTGCACTAAAATTCAAAAAGAATATGGTTATAAAAAAATGAAAACAACCGGAAACAAGGTTGAAATGAAACAAAATATATATGATTTTTACAATTATACGTTTCATTGTATTAAGATTCAATTAAAATTCAAAAAATATTTACGTAAAAAAATGACATTGTTGAGAGGTCCAGCGTTGAAAAATAGAGACATTTGTATTAATGAAACAGATTTTTATACATTGGACCCCGTTAGAGAGATTCCAGACTCACAATTTTATAGTTATGAAGAAGTGTGTGGTGAAAAGACGTGTTGTTATGGTTTTGACATCGCATCTATATGTAATTTGATACTGAATGATAACTTAGTAGATAGTGTGGCAAATTTAAACTGTCGGTTAATTTGGAAACAGTCAAGCAATCCTTATAATAGAAACACAATTCCACACAACATTATAAAAGATATTTTGAAAATAATAAAACTAGATAGAATTTTAAGTAGTAAAAGAAATAAAAATAGTAAAAAAATAAATAAAAATAGTAAAAATAGTAACCAACATGAAAATAATGGCGATGGAAACATTGTATTGAGTCATAATGGAAGTGCCGACGGTGGAAATGAAGGTGGAAATATTATTATCACTTTGCCGCAAGATGTTTTAACGCCGCAACAGAGGTATCGTCAAAATGTTTTACACTTGTTTCAAAACATAAATTTTCTTGGACATTATTCTGACCCTGACTGGTTTTTACATTTAACGTATCAACAACACATTACATTTTTGAGAGAGTTGATGGACATTTGGAATTACAGGGCAGAGTTGTCATACAATGCGAGAATATCAATTTATCCGCCTTACGGCAACCCTTTTCCTCAACATGTAACAGGGTGGCTTATGCATCAGTTTTACGAGTACTTGACACTAGAAAACATTGTGAATATCAATATGGTAGTCATTGAACGTCTTACAACAACAGCAGTACAAGAACCTGATAGATGTTTAGGGGCAAATTTTGTATTGTGCGCACTAACACTTGTTAGCATTCAGGCTCGGGAAGCTTTGCCCTGGTTGTATCAGTCTGTGATGCATGTGTAGTGAAGTAGAATGGAAACATGGAGGTTGTGGGGGTGTTATTTTAGCACATTTTATATATTTATTATATATAAAATATGAATTTTGGAAAAAATACAATAACGACTACATCGTCGTCGTCATTAAATAACTTGAATAACATGTCGTCACTAAAAAATACATCAGCAACTGCATCTGTGTACGGGGGGGGACATGGACATGCCGTAAATCCTGTTGCCGCAAGTATCGTTTCTTCATTCGATAAACAAATCCAAAGATGGATTGAAATCGATAACAAATTGAAAAAAATGAACAGTGAAGTTAAAACAATGAGAGAATCGAAAAATGATATTGAAGCGTCAATCATGGAAATTGTAAATAATAAAAAATTATTAAATACGTCAATCGCAACAGCAGATGGTCGGCTACGTTTTATAGAAACAAAAACGTCAAATCCTCTATCTCTCGCATTTATAGAACAGTGTATGCACGAAATAATACCAAACAATTCACAAGTTCAACATATTTTAAAATATATCAAAGAAAAAAGAGAGATCAAAATCAATTCCGAAATTAAGAGATACTATAATTAGAAAAAAAATGTAATTAAAATGTGTTAATATATTTATATTTTATTTTATATATTTAATAAGAAGATAATTAAATATATAACTATAAACAAAATATATTAATAAATAAAGAGAATAACAACAACATATAAACATGTTTGATGCAGCAAGAGACCTGGTCTTTACAAATTCAGCGGATGGAAAAACGATTATGAGCGGCGGATATAGAATAAAAAAAATATTTGGCACCGCAAAAAATAAACATGGTGGTGGTAGTGGTAAAAGGAAAAATAAAAAAGAGTATCACGAAGAAGTTGAAAACTTATACAAAGAAAATTATGGAATACCAATGGGTTTATTATTTCTTAGTCCAAAATTTAGTGTAGAACAGCAACAGCAGGAGCAGGAGCAAAAAGTGTCCGCATACACACATGCGCACGAAAATGATGATGCTGCGGCCGCAGCTGTAGCCGCGATTGGCGAACTTGAGCTTGTAATGTCGCCACAACAGTCACAGCTTATTATTTCTGACCCTGACCACAACAACAACAACTGCGTGTTTAAAGAAGATGCCACAGAAATAATTTCCAACGAAGTGGATCCAGAAGTATTTCAAATACTTTTGAATAATACTGTAACTGACCATAACCATAACCATACTAACCATGCAAATTTTTCAAAAAGAGTTACTAAAAAACGAAATGCAAATGATGATGATTTAAAAAGTGTAAAATTATATAAAAAAATATATATGAGAAGAAAAACAAGAAAACACAACAATAATTAAATAGGTCATTTGGTCATTTCATTAGGACTATAAATCATTTTTTGAAAAATTAAATAATCGACCAAGATGAACGGTTAAATGGAGATAGTAAAATTTCAGGAATTCGTTTTTTCCAATAGTCGATTCGATTTTGTTTTTCAATATCTCTCATTGTTAAAGGAAAAACAGACGCAGTCTGCATTTTTTGTGTTTCTGCAGCAGTAATGATGGGTTTATAACCATAGCAGTTGACACCAAAACGAACGTTCTTGTTACCAATAAACCCACCATTTATACCAGGTCTTCCACAGTCATTCTCATGTCCTTTTATTTTTTGCAACTTGTCCCATGTCTCTTTTTGTGTTGGAAAAAATGCCATTTGGTTGTCTGACCATCCATAATTGCACCACTCTCCTCCACTTTTGTATGACGTTTCAATCTCATCATAGTTTGCAAGTTTCGCACCATATGCCGCACAAATCGCTTTCGCATCATCATATGTGTATTCATTATTTGGAATATTGAAAACCTCTTTTTTAATCTTCAATTCTTGAACCGGCTCATCTTCAGGAACTTGCATTGTAACTTCAAGTCTAGGTTTATCTGTGAAAAAATTCACAAACCTTGTCGTAAGATTTACATTGAAAAAATACTGAAACCCATTCAACAAAACTAAAATAATAAACACAGACCACAGCAACACTTCTAAAAATCGTAATCCTAGATTTTTTGTTACTCCCGGACCATCAGGGCTAGATGCATCGGTTCCAGTAGTCCCACCGCTGCTACCACCTAAAATCGCAAAAAAAAATCCGTATATAACAATAATAACTACGAGTGCTATAAGCATGAATACTCTAGTATCCGCAGCAGTTTGAGGATCTTCTTTTCCATTTTTTCTAATAAATTCCTTTAAGTAAATAGTTGGGTCTGTATTTATTCCACTGATAGAATTATAAGTCAAATCCATTTAATATTATTTATATTTATATTTATTAAATATTAAAAACGGTGAAAATAATTTATATTATAGTGTTACATTAGTTTTTTTTCTTTTTTCATTTTTTTCTATAGAATAAACAATATGGCGTGTTTCCAATAATATCAGGACCCTTTATATGTATTTCTTTTACAGTTGCATCGTTGAAATTAAACCATCTAGAGTCTGCCGTTTTTATAGTTGAAGTATAGTGTCCGAAATTTTCATCCCCATGGTGATTGCAAATCCCATAAAGATCGTACACATAACTTTCCTTGTTGTAACCTTCTACATATTTTGAAAAATTCACATTTTCAACCGGTATTCTAATGTTTGATTGATTTTTTACAAACGAATCCATTTTTGGATTGTATTCAAATCGTTTGATGTCAATTATCATAATGTCTGGTAAGCTCCAGTACACTAAACGTTTATGCACATCCTGCTTTTTTCCTAAAGATTCATTGAACCACGCATTATTGCCTTCCATCAACTCTTTTTCACAATTCAAATCAAAACAATCCATTAAAGTAATGTGCTCTTGGTCTGATGTTTTTTTATCGGGAATAGGTAAACTTATTACCATAAATGGTTCAGGACGAATACTAAGGTATTCATATTTAGACTTTGATTCTGTTACGTCAACACTTGTCAAGGTCGACACATGAATTCCGTAAAACATTTTCAAGACTTCAGAGTAATTTTCCGTGTATTCCTTTTGCATCATTTCATAACACAATTTGGCCATTTTATCTCGTTTGTTTTTCGGGTTACCACCAATTGTCATTGTCACTTTTCTCTTCAAAGCAGTGTGAAATATATCAAATAAAAAAGTTAAAAACTCTGGCATGTCGTTTTGAGAAATGGACGAAAACATGTTATTTTTTTTTATTTTTGATATCTTGCGAATTGCATAAATAAAACCACCCGGAGAGATTGTGCAGTTTTCGCTCCACATCAACAATCGCAACTCGTCCCAAGATACCAACAACTCTGACTCAATGCACTTGTTCAATTTGGATTTGTACCCATCACCGTTTAAAAGTTCATTCAGTTCATATGTGTGAGAAATAATCTGCAATAATGCATTGATAAAACATGTTTGTCCCAAATTTGCAAGACCAGAAAGACCCTTGCCTTTATATTTTTCTAACTTTTCTTCATTTAATTTTTCTGGTTGAAACAATGATTTTGTCGTCGAAGTCATTACTCAATTTTAGTAAACCTAGATACTATCATTTTATATCTTTAATATAGTTATCTATGTTATAATCTGAGAGAAGGAGAGATAATAATAAATGAATCAGTGTAAATAAATAATAAAGAAAATAAAATAAAAATATAATAAAATAAATAATAAAATAAATATTAAAATAAATATTAAAACTAAACAAAAATAAAGACAATGAATGGACATAGTTCAGAATCAGATGCAATTTATTATAGTTTAGTAGAATCTTATATTTCATCGACGAGAGAAATATTAAATGGATATATGACGTTTGAGCGTGGGCTAGTCAGAATACTGAACAATCAACTTTTGTATAGAAGTTTACCTCAACCACCCGCATCCGCACCCGCATCCGCACCCGCATCCGCACCCGCATCCGCACCCGCACCCGCATCCGCATCCGCACCCGCACCCGCATCCGCATCCGCATCCGCATCCGCACCCGCACCCGCATCCGCATCAGCACCACCCGCACCCGCGCTACCGTCACAACAACCAGTAACTACAACCTTTGTTAGATACAGGTTACCACTACCTTCTCTAACTACAAGAGCATCAAGAATTATAACGCCACCACCCAACCTATCATCATCACCTACTTTTTATATTTCACCATCGTCGTCACCTCCTCCTGTTTCACCTCCGCCGCCACCACCTCCGCCTCTTCCACAGTTTCGGTCATTGTCGCCAATATTTCCAACTTCAAGAATAAACATGAATGTAAGTCGCACACAGTCGAGAGAACCCGAAAATATAAATTTTAATTATTTTCAACGACTATTAGAACGACCGTTGATGCGACCACTACCGCAACGACCATCACCACAACCATCACAACGACCACCACAACCATCACAACGACCACCACAACCATCACAACGACCACCACAACGACAACAATTTCAAGAACAAGAACCAGAAATTCAATCATTTTTATTTATGCAAAGAGCGCACCAACCGACCCTGCGTGAAACTGAAAGCGGGTCAAGTTTTTTAACTTATGACACCATCCAAACTGCAACAAAAATAGTTCCATTTTGTACCGTAGATAATCCAAAAAATGAAATATGTCCAATTTCACAAATACATTTTGAAGAAGTGGACTGCATCATGCAAATCAATCATTGTAAACATAATTTTAATCCATATAGTTTATTTCGATGGTTTGATAGAAATTCAACATGTCCAATGTGCAGATACAATTTGAACTCACACTCTCATTCAAACCATTCAAATGATGATGATGATGAATCTTTGAATGTAAATGGAAGTGTTTATATACAACAATCAGAATCTGAAATATTGTACTCTGAATCAGAGTCAGAATCAGACTTCGTTTGATTTTGTGTGGTTGTATTTTGTTTTTGTTAAAAAAATAGTTAATTATATTTTAGTATGTAGATATAAAGATTACATTTTGTTAATTTATATAATTTTATATACTATCGATTCATGTCAAACATAAATGTAAATTATAACATCTTTGATGACATCCACAGCAATAACCAAGAACAAGAACACTATCATGCTACAAATACAAGTCCATTATATGCAAACACATTTAATCAATATAAAGAGCTCTACACAAATACCAACACACATTTAGCAAGACAAAAAAAATATCGATTTGTGAAAGATGTGAATAAACCTTTTACGTATTACTCGGTTTCGGTGAATGATGACGATGACGATGACGGACTATTCAATGAATATTCCGATCCGCGCGACTACAGTGTAAATAATCGACCTAAACCAAGTTTCGAAGAGGATGGATGTGTAAAATTATACTTATGCGGACTGGTTGGATGTTGTTTACTTTGCTCTTTTGGATGCAAACACGTGTAAAATAAATATGGCATAAAAAAATACATGACAACCTTTTGTAAAACAATTCATTGTTTGTTGAAGAAATTTTTAATACTTTGGTTTTTTTGAATTGCATTTGTTGCTTGTATTAAAAACTCATCAAAAAGTAGCGCCTTTACTTCTTTTTGTCGTAACTCTGTGATTTTTTTTTGCAACGCTTCTTTATTTTCAATTCCAATTTTATTTGTTTCAAATTCAATTCTGTCTTTAAACGTTTCTTGACGTCGTTTAAATCCAGGAATTCTTTCCAACACGAGTGCAAATAGCTGTTGCACGGGTTTCATAATTTGATTCGTAATGTAAAATGTATAGTTGGGACGTATATTATTTTCTCTAATGTACGTAGGATGCTCGATTTTTTCACCCTGTAGCGCCTTTTTATCCGGATTGTGAATATATATAAACGGAATTCTGTCACCAACGCTAGGCTTATTCCCAGAATCACGCTGTCCCATTCGATCCGCAAGGACTTTGTGCGCAATTTGCTGCGGGTTTTTATAATTCGAATTCAGCGACTTGGTAATAATAAGCTTTTCCAACGGTATTTTTTCATCAACTAGATTTTTCAAGTATTCTTTCAGAAATGAAATGGCGCGTCCCATGTCTTGTTCCTTCATAAGTATGTCTATAATTCCGCCGTACACGTCTTTTACAATCGGCGCATTGTCTCTGCGCTTTAAAACAATGCCCATGCTTTTCCTCGTTCCTTTGTTTGCATTCGTTTCATAGTAGATGCCGACATATCCCTTTTTACGAAGCAAACAAAACGGCATGATTGACTTTTCGTACACTAGCGAATGCGGCGCTTTCAAGAATGACGAAGCCAGCTCCCCCACTTGCTGCGCAAGCTCAATCGTGATTTCCAGCGCTTGCTTGCCGCGAATCGGTGTTCCGTCTTTGTCGGCCAAATTAAATGTAAAGAATACAGAATCCGTGTTATGAACAATCATGTTTCCAATTCCAGCTGCAAAATGATGATTGTCGGTGGTTAAATCATAAACATATTGATTATCTTCAACAGGTAATGTTATTATTTTCTTAATAGAATCGGTGCATTTTCTTCGAGTGCGCGTTGTCATTGTCATTCTATAAATATCCATTTTGTCTAAACGCGTGTTCAATGATGTTTTCCATCCAATACTTTGAGCCAATAAACATATACATGCAGCACTGATTTGACTTTTTTGGTCAACACGAGTGTATCCATTTTTATCTTTATCCCCGTCGGCATCATACATTCCTTTCCAAAAACTTTCTCTAACTTCTTGCGTATTATTGATAATAATCGATGGTATAATTTTACACTCTTTATAATACATCATTTTTCTATAAAATTTTACAAAATTAATGATGCTACCATATTTTTTTGACTTTGGAACAATTTTATATACACCACTGCTTTTTAGAGTGTCGTTATACACCCATTCTAAATCTGGATAAGCAACTTTACACAACTCTAGATATTTATGAATAAATTCCATTGATGCATTATTTAATGCCCATGAACATTTTTTACCAGAATCACATTCATACTCTCCACAACTTCCATCTCCAAAGAAGAACCCCATGATTCTAGCTTGTTCAATAGTGATCTCTGTATTCAGGTATGTGGGTGTTTCTGCATTTTCCACTGACGACTGTGAATGTTGTTGCTGTTGTGGCTGGGGCAATGCATGATGTAATAATTTTGTTCCAATATCCACATTTTTTGGCGAAATCTCTTCGCCATTTTCCAGAATCAAAGAATGATCATCGGTAACATCAACAATTCCCGTATGAGTAACAATCCGCATCATTTTTTTATGGGGGGCAAGAACATGTCGAATCACGCGATGAAGACGAGTCCACCCTTTTTCCGACCATGTTTCCACGCCACACATCATTTCGCATACCTGCTTGGTTTGTTTTCCATCTTCTTTGCAATATGTCCAGTTATTAGAGTTTACTCCGTATTTTTCTGCAAGCACTTCTATCGTACAAACATCGATAGCGCCGCAAAATCGAATATATACTGGAGTATATGCTGCCACACTGTCCCCATACACGTGCTCCGCCCGCGTGTTTACGACACCATATTTGCTCGTCTGGCATTCGGCATTTCCGTATGTTTCTTCAACAACACGCTTGGCATACAAGAGCAGCTTTCTGCCAGTTGCCGTTGTGGATGCCGCCACATCAATTTCATAGAACGAGCTCGTTTTGGCACCGCATTGACCGTACAGCGAATTCGCCGTCACTTTATAACCCAGCTGGCGCTTATCCAAAATATTCTTCATGAAGTCGTCCGTCTGCTTTGGAATGAGTTTGCGCGTGGCGCTTCGAGCTTCAAGCAGTTCCTCCAAAATCGAAGGCATGATTGCCTTTTCACCGCCGCCATCCAATCTTGGTTGCGCAAATCGACACACCTTTTTCCCGTTGACCGTCTTTATCGCTTTTCCTCTAGCATTGTGTTTCCACACGTACGTGTCATACTCGACATCGACATATTCGTATCCAGGCAAGTTGTCGTAGATAAATACGCCATTTCCATCCGTTTCGCCTGTAGAACAAACCAGTATTCCGTTCAAATTATATTCTTTTGTCCACACTTTGCTGTCGTGTGACAAATTCTCGCTAATCATAGATGATGGATACAATGACGAATAATCGACGCATGCAACCGGATTATCTAAATACAGGTCGCACTTGGGCGGAAGCACGATTGCGCCATCATAACTTTCATTTCCGAATCTTCGATCCAACACAGGAATAAGCGTATTTTTTTCTCTGCATTTTTTTGCGATAAAACTGGTCAGCTTAATTCCCTGTCCGCGAAAAACTAGAAAGCTAATTGGAACACTGCAAATATTTGCCATTTCAATGAAACCGGTTAAAACATCGATTTTACGCATCAAGTGGTGCACGAGGTTGCAATCTTGAATACAGTATTTTGCAATGATTGCGCGCTCTGCCGGACCTTTATTCGTCATTCTAAAAATATCCTGCGGCGTAACATCGTCTTTTGCCAGTCCCCAGCGAACCTTCTTTTCCATATTGGGCATCTCTTTACCCTGTATTTCAAATACTTTTGTCGCCGAGTCAAGTCGAATTACTTTGAATTTTTCGCCACCCTTGTAGGAGTCCGTTGAGTTACTGGTCTCTTCAAAGCTGATGTAACTTCCAACGTCTAGTCCCATGACATTTCCCGTGTAGATCGCAGTAACATCTTGTCCGGCTTCGTCAATTTTGTGCTCGATTTTTGCAACTGCATCGCCTATGAAATATCCCGAAACATAGTCCAACTTATAAGACGACATGTTGTAGTCTCGTCGCAAATAGTTGTACATGTCAATTTGCAATCTGCCCGCCATTTTAATATACTGCAAATCGTGCTGTCCGCTCGCAATGACAATAGTGCTTTCTTCGATTGCAAGCTTTTGTGTCTTGGGGTCAACTTGACCACAAACTTTGCCTTTATTTCTAGACAGTTTCAAAAATTCTGTAGCGCAGTCATTTTCTGTAGCGCGATGAAACAGAAAGTTGTAATCAAAACCGAAAATGTTGTATCCGATTATAATGTCGGGGTCTTCACGCTGAATCAAATTCGTCCATTCCAACAGCATGTCGCGCTCGCCATTACAAACCTGTATTTCCGAATTCTGCACATCGCGAAGATTGTCGCACGTGTCAATGGTCAAACAATGATTCAAATACGGACGTTCTTCCCCCGATTTCAAAAAGGTTGACCCAATGAATGTTACTTTATCGCCTTCAACATCTGGAAACACGCTGGACAATGCAGAATTCAGGTGAGTTATCTTTACTTCTCGAGTGTGCGCGGTTGCACATGATTGAAGCAGCTGCAATACAGTCATGTTTTTATCAATGGTCGTGGTTGCAACTGTCTTGGCACTTGTTTTTTTTATCTCTTCAACAATGTTCATTGTAACACCATTTTCAGAGTGTTCATCTTCGTCGTCGTCGCTGTTTTCTGCATCACTTTCGCCGTCGCCGCTTTCCTTCGCTGATGCTGCCGCCAACGCAAGTTTTTTTCCAATGGATTCAAACATGGCTTCAATTGTGTTTGCATCACTTGCACTGTTTTCAACGACTAAATTTTTAATTTTTTCTGTCATGAACTTTTCCACCATTGAGTCAACTTGGCTTTTTGATAATTCTCGTTTTGAATATATTCTCTGAACGTTTCCATCAATGTATTCATTTTCGCTTTCTGTGTTTAAAAATGCAACGCAAATCATTTCACGCAACAATTCATTCGTAATTGTTCCACCGTCATTTTGAATACACCGACACACGTCAACAATGTTTGTCGCAAGTTTTTTATGCGTTTTGATTGCAAGCGGGAAATCGCCGTGACTGCTGCTCGCCTCAATATCAAAACTGCATATTTTATAGGGAACACGAGTTTCTTTTGCGGGTTGTGCGCGAATGTCTTGCATGCTAATTATAAATTCGTGAGTGCACGTTGTTGTCTTTTTTTCTTCTTCCAAAATAGTAGTAGCACTTTCTTTCAAAAACTCTATCCATCCAGATGGACTAATTTCATTCATGTGGAAAAATCGCAAAAGTGGAGGAATATTTGATTCATAAATTCTGAGACACGCACCATTGTAATTGAACCCCTCTGGATTCAGATCATATGACGATGTTTCAGGACAAGAAACATACCATAAATTTTTCACCTTGTTCATAATTGCAAGATTTTTAAAATACAACACTACAAAGTTGTGCATTTTTCCGCCATCAAACCCATACAATTTTTTTCGCTTCACAAGTGCGCATTTTTCTTTAATAATCAAACCTTCCGCAAATCCCAGTTTTTTTATTATGTCAACAACAAATTGTTTTTTTGTTCGTTCAGTCCAGTCGGGTGAAACCATAACATAGAAGAACGGATTCATATCTTCAACAAAAAGAGCGCACGTCTCACCTTGCTCATTCAATCCAAACATTTGAATCACCATTTTTTTTCTATACATGCTGTTGAAACCATTTTCTTCTTCATTCTCACTCGCATTTGCATCATAAATGTTGAAGTCTAGAAGACGAATCGACACCGTTGCCTTGTCATATTTTGTCTCTTGTGTTTTTTCTGTCTGTTGTGTCTCTTGTTGTCCCGAATTTCGTTTTATTACAATTTTCTTCTTATTCGGCGGTGGATTCGACGGTCTTTCTGATAATTGTGACATTATCCGGTTGAGTCAAATGGTGTGTATAATGAACAGTGAACAGTGTTATTGCTTGCTCGGTTATATATCTATGTTTACTTGTCTTTAACTTTTATAAAATTCAATTTTATATTAAGAAAAGTTTTCAATTATTAATATAAAAAAAATAATTTAAGACCTTTTTGTTTTTTTAACCCGTTTTGTTCTTTTAACCCGTTTTATTTTTTTAACCCGTTTTGTCCTTCCACCACGCATACCCATACCCATACCGCGCACATCCCCTATGTCAATATCAATGGTTTGAGCATTTTTATGATGCTTATTATGTTTTTTACGCCCATGTTTTTGTTTTCTTTTTTTTACATCATTTTTTACAACAGTGTTAATCCAGTTGGTTATGGTTTCAACTTTTCTAGGAACATTTACTGCATCCATTTTTATAATCGCTCCATTGTTGTCTTTGAACGGTTTCCCATTTTCATCAAACACCATGTATCGAATTGTCGGGTATCCGTCGATTTCACCGAAAGTGTCTTTTGCCTTTACATATTCTTTATCTTCAATAGATGACAGTGTTAACAAGTTTTTCAATTCTGCGTCAAATTGATTCGACGGCACAATTTTATTTTTATATATCGGCATAAAATCTTTGCAGTGACCGCACCACTCGGCATGTATAACCACAACGCACGGTCCCTTCAAGTTTCTTACATTCGATTCAGGCTCATAATTCAGAATAACCATTTTTGAAAAAATATTTATATTAAATTTTTTATTTATATATTGAATAAACAATTATATATAATATTGATAGATATTTTATTCTTTACTTATAATATTAAACAAAAAATAAATAAAAATATATTTATTATCACAGCGATGCAATTTCAATTTCCTCATATTTCAAACCAGCTCATGTTTTCAATCATCGTTTTTATTCTTGGACTCTACTTTGTTCTCAACTACTCGTCCTCGCACGCAGCTGAAGGGTTTACAACAACCGGCCAACATCGTTGCCCTAATCTTCTGATACAAAAAGGAACTGAAATATTCTTATATAACTCAAAAATAGCTAAAGTCCCAGGAGTAAATCCGGTAAGATTCAATAATTTAGAAGATTATGTTGAGTTTATGGATTGGCAAAGAAGTCAGGGGATTGTTTGCCCGGTTTTGTATTTGCAGCACATGAATGACGCTCAAGGAAAAGATGTTTATAAAATCAGACCGTCTCCCGTTGATTTACAAGGTGGATTGCCGCCAATGGTTGACACAACAGTTACGGGAATTCAAATGCCAACCGTGACCAAACTCATGGATTCCAATCGAAATGATCCGCCCTACAACACAAACTCATATCCCGGTTTTGATGCATCCGGATTCAACATGGGCGACTTTACACCGCTTGACGCGCTTAATTTCATCCAGCAAGAGTCCGGCTTAAGCCCGAACCCAATGGATCCAAATTGGGGAGGTCCAAAATATACACAACACTTAATTGATGCCGGGTATTATGAAGGCGACCAGGTAAGTCTATACATTCCCTAGTAAATAACTTCGAATGTTTTCAATACACTGCGAATTAATTTTTCGCTTTTTACCATTGGTCTCCATGTAAATATTATTCAAACAATATGCATCATTCTCAAGAGACTTTATTAAACCATTTATTGTTTTAAATTCCTTCATAATTACAATCGCCGTTTTCGAACTTATCCCCGGAATAGTACAAAGCATTATCTCTCCAATGTTATCTGGAGTAATATTGCCATTTTTCTCTTTTTTTATTTTAAATACGTCACAATAATGCGACTCGCGAATAGGTTGCGCTTGTTGGGGCTCGGATTGGGCAGAATGCGACTGGGACTGGGCTTCGATTTTCTCGTCATCTTGTTCTTGTGGTTCCTTTGACGCTTGTGACGCTTGTTTTCCCATTTTTGAACCACCACTATAATACGGCGTTTTTGTCACCTTCTCTCGCTGAAGTTTGTCCGCCCAATTCAATATCAACTCGCATGTCTCAATTATATTCATAGTTCTTATCACCGAAAATCCCTTGTAATAAAGCATGGAACACATTGATGAAAGCAACGTTTTTTTATTCACCCTACCATTATAACTCGCATTTTTCCATTTGGACAAATCGCCTTCAATAATGTAAACAATGTTATGGTTGGGAACAGAATCGTATCCGTCTAAACGATATGACTGTTCCATATACCTGCCATCCTTTATGCTAGATGCCAAATCATTCAAACTTTTTCGTTCAAATAAAATCAATTCATTCGCATCATCGCCATCGCTTATGACAATGTCACCCAATTTCAAATTTTCTATTTTTATTTTTATTTTTTCCATACCTTTTTCCTGATTTTTCCCTTTTTCCGCCATTTCTGATTCTGTTTCAAGTAAACTTTGCTGAAACAAATCAATAAGCTCTTTCTCTCGGTAGTCAACGGTAATAAGCATATCCGCAAAAGATGTAGTGTAACGTGGGTGTGTTGGGTGTGTGTGTGTGTGTGTGTGTCTGCGCACGATAATGATAACAGTTATAATTATTATCATCATCTCTCTAAATCTGAATCCAAAACTATTATTTTTCAACTCAAAAAAGTAAACTATCCGAGATTTGCACCGTATGCGCGCCTTCCCGGATTGATAAATGGCGTCCAGTTGAACAAATAATTAGCATTCAATGCCGGAACAGCTATCATGTGCCTCCGACCAAAAGGAATCATGAACCCCGTACCTGACGGTTGTGCACCCCCCTTTTTCATTCCACCGCCATTATTCGTATTTGTATAAAAACCATCCGTTTTACCAGTCGCGCTAAATATCGCTTTTCGTGCAACCGCCGACCTTCCATTTCGACTTCTTGGTGTGTTACGTGCCATTCTATTCTATATACTCTCTATATAATATCTACCAATATTATATTTTAATTCAACATTGTTATATCTTTTACTAAAATAATATAAAATATAAAACCATTATTTAATTTATTATTTCAATAGTAAATAGTAAATAATAAATTATAAATAAATTATAAATAAATTATAAATAAATTATAAATAATAAATTGTGTATTTAAGTATTTAAAGAAAATGAGAATGTTATCTATATAACAAATAACTATATGAGTCAAAATTCTGGAAAAAATCAGCCACCAAATTCGTCCGAAGGTGGCAGCAGTTCGTCGATTCGCATGCCATCTCAGCTCTGCATGCAACACGCCTCAAAATTAGCAGTCGTTGAAGACCGCCCCATCATGCTCGACTATTGGACACTTTCACTTGAAAAAAAAGTCATTATAGGAGTGAAAGAAAATGGCGAAAAACTTCTTGTTAAAAGCGAGGAGGAATACACAAGTCCTGTTTCGAAAATATTCAAAATCGAAAATGAGTACATTATTCTTACCGAAAACTCAATCTACATTGTATCTTCAGACATTCAGTCAAATCGCATCAACTAATAAAAATAAAATAAAAGAAAAGAAAAGAAAATATAAAATAAAATAATAAAATAAATAATTTATAACTATCCAACAACCCTCCACGAATTTTGTATTTCTGATATTATATTCATATTGAATGATGAATACAATATCATAATATAGTTGTTACTAGTTATTGGTTGAAATTAATTTTTACTTTTACTTTTGCTTCTATTTTTTCTTTTTCGGGTCATTTTTTTTAATTTCTTTTTACTTCCACCACCACCACCACTTTTACTACGACGACGATGATGACCACCACCAGTCCTACCTTCATATGTTGTTGCTACTCTGTCTTCATCATATTGATAATTCCGGATATATGCTAACATTATAAGTCTTTGTTGAGTCTGAGTATCCGCCACAACCTGATCCGCTGTTACATTTAAATTTAAACTACTTGTTGTCGTTACTAAATCAGCATATACTTGTTGTTGAATATCACTACGAAGAAACGGCTCCGTCACTCCATCTGGTGAAATTGCATATGTACCCAGTGGAAATTCTGCAACGAGTTTCGAGTTTGTGCTGTCAAAATGAACAACTATTCCATCAGCTCTTGCATACAATGCCATACCCTGTGGCAGTTTATAATACCTTGGATCAAATGGAACTTCAAATACACTACCTTTTGAATATTTAAAAGCGAACAAGTACGTATCACTACCTGGCTTGCGATGGACTTTTGATGTTTGTTGAAATCCAGGCTTTAAACGCAACATTTCAATTCTAAGAATACTGGGAAATGATTGACACCTATTCAAATAACCTATTTTATTTCCAGCGGCGATACTCGAATCCTTGGTAATTATACTAGCTACTTTCACCAAGTTTTGATAATCTCTACTGAAGAGAACAGGTAAAGCGTATGTGCCAGTATTTGCTATATCTGCTGCAGTTACAGTAATACCACCATCACCTAGTGTAAACCTGTTAGGAATATTTATAGGAGAAACATCAAATGTAAGCTCTCCTGGTCCTCCTGCACCAGTATATAAACATGATAGCGTTTGCATTTCATATGCCTCTTTTCTAAATATACCACCTTTGGTAAAAAAGTAACTTAATAAAGAATTAACCACTTGAGTAGAAGTGCCTGCCATTAATATTTCCACAACCTGATCCAATGTGAGTGTTGCACTCTTACCATCAAGAACGGTAACACCATTAAAGTTGTTAAAAATTGGATCACTTAATAAAACATCAGTATAATATTCATCAATCAACATATCTTTTTCCAAAATATTTTCATCAATAGGATCCCCTGCTTTCATAAGAGTATTTCTTGCTTCTGCTCCAAGTTTTTTTCTTTCCTCAGAAATTTTTTTTAATGCTCTTTCTCTTGCTTTTATAATCTGACTCATCACGCGATAAGCATCGGGTGGAATATTTTTTGCTCCAGTTCCAGTTCCATCGTCATAAACACCATCAGCTATGTTTTCGTACATACCCAGTATTATACCCAATTTTGCTTTTGCTGCATCTTGTGCATCCGTATCACCAGTAGTATATTTTATTATGTCTTGTATATACTCGGGCGTTTGGGTATCCAATTCATTTCCAAGTCCTTGTATTAAATCGTTTAACTCATCATTACTAGGTGGTGGTGGTCCTGATCCTGACATTGTTTAAATCAAATATGTGTTTTCTTATATATATATATATATTTGTAATATAAAAATAAATAAAAAATAGTTATTTATTTATTTATTTTTGTTTATTGTTAGTTATTGCTAAACACAACAAATATAAATTATGAATTTGAGTAAAGTAAATACTTTCCAATGAGAGTATTTGACTCTAACACTTGTTGAGGCGAAAGTCGAATAAACCATCCGAACGCAATACGTTTTAATAATTCACGTTCTGGAATATATAATCCGACAGCATTTTTATCCAAGTCAACGTCTTGGTCGCCAATTAAATCGTCGATAAGGATAGCATTTCCATTTTGGGATTGAATTCCAAATAGAGTGGAAGTGATTGCGCTCATATTTCCACTAATAATTTCAGAGTAGCACCATCGTCCACATTCGCCTAAAAAATCCATTTCATTGGTATAATCTTTTGAAATTAAAACTTCTATATAAGAAATATATTTCTTCATGATAGGACTGTTTCGTTTACATCCCATAATTTCAGTACTTGGGAAGAATTCCGCAAGAGTAGACACGGAGGATGTTGCCAACATTTCGCCCACAAACATACTAGCAGGAAGCAGCGCCGTGTCATAAATCGAAAATAAATTTTTAAAGCAAATAAATGATGGGGGGATTCGCATTCCACCATACATTTCAAGCACTTTTGCAAATGCCAGTTCTCTTAAATGAGGACGAAGCGGGCTCGGCAAATTTTGCGCTTGTAGGGTCCAATTCGGCAGTAATTTATTGAATGACGAGTCGTCAATCAAACAAATATGGAAAGACTCACTACATTTTTGAATAATGCTTCGAATGGTCAAGTACAAGTACGGCTGGTTAAGTTCGGTAGTGTTTCTGGAACCATAGTTGAGCCACTTGCGCGAGTTTACATCGTATTCAATATGAATCCATAGTATTGGTTTTGCATTTTTTTTATTGAAAATGGTGTCATAATCTTGGTCGTGCAGCAAGTATTTTTGAATCAGGTCATGTTCGTCTAAAATTTCACCATTTCGCACCGTTTTTTTGTATTGCGTGCACATGAATGCGATAAATAACAACATCATGTAAAAAAGGATATTTTTTGTGTAATAGTTGGACGTGGCAGAAGATAAAATGGACATGATTTTATGTTGTTTGATGTTATCTGAATAAATAATAATATACTATATATATTATAAAATTATTATTATATATAATATTTATGTATAATTTTGTATAATAATTTTGTATAATTTTGTGTGATAATTTTGTAAAATGTGGCTAGCTAAAAGAATCAAAGAATCGAAACATTATTAATTTGGATTAGGGAAACCACCCATCAAGTATTGTTCTTGGGTGAGTGATGGTGCCATCATCCGACTTTGCAGTTCGTAACGCGACAAGTACATGTTTTTCAGGTCGCTAGACTCGTATCCAAATGGTTGACTTTGGTCCCATGGTGATGAAAATAGAAACGGCGTTCTGTTGTTTTGATTACCGTTACCACCGTTGTTTTCATTATAGTTGCTAATTAACTCCAGGTTGAATCCGCATTGGTCGCATGCGGCAATAAGATTTGCTTGCATAACTTCTATGGCATTGTTAGTTAAATACTGGCGGTACTGTGAATTATTAGTGATGTTATTTTTTTGCCGGATGATTTCATTTACAACGGCTCCGGGTTGCCATGTTGCGTAGTTTCGCCCATCTGTCATGATGGGAGGAAAGTTAAAATGAATATTATTAGATCCAGAGTAGCAAGTTCCCCAACTCATTTTAAAGTAGTAAATATGTGTATATAGTATATATATAGTATTATATAGTATATAGTATAATATTATTAAAAATAAATATAATAAAATAATAATCGGATTTATTTAATTACTGATTTATTTAATTACTTATTTGTCTTCATTTTTAATTCTTTTTTCAACCATCGAGTGCTTTGAGAATTTCTTTTTTTGACATTTTGTTAATGGCGATTTGTTCCAAGTGAGTTAGTTTTGTTTTTGCTAAATCTCTCAACATGTTGACTGGCATATTTTTAAGAGGAAGAGAAATGTCTGCAGACATTGAGTGGTGGAGGACGTGAGTTCCTGCTCCTGCTCCTGCTCTTGATCCTTTCTTTAATTTATCAGAGTGTTTTTTGGAGTCACTGCTGCCAATTTTATTCACATGATGAGTATTGGTATTGTTTGATTTGTCGAGACTGTTATTATTTCCACAATCACTGTTGGCGTCGCTATCGCCGTCGCCGTCGCTGTTGTCGTCGCTGTCGTCGTCGCTGTCGCTGTCACCGTCGCTGTCACTGTCACCAGCTCCATCTCGCAAACGGTATTCGATACCGTCCATATTTCCACCGAAGCAGTGTGTGAGTTCAATTACTTTTATTTCCGTTTGACCGTTGTTGTTGTTGTTGTTGTCACTATCAAACACTGATGACAAGATGGAAGATGGTGGTTTCACATTTGACGTGATAGCCGATAAGTCAATTAATTTTGGATGAACGGCATTATCGTTATCACTGCCACTACCGGAACTGTCATCGGAGTCATCGGAGTCATCGGAGTCGTCGTCGTCATCGGAATCGTCGTCGTCATCATCGGAGACTGTGATCAACCGTTGTTGCTGTTGCTGGTTGCGTTCTTGGACCGCTGATGTTGGGTTTACTTCAAGTGCTCCTGCGCCGCCGTTGCCAACGTGCACAACGGAATTTGTAACTGTTGTTGGTTGTTGTTGTTGTTGTTGTTGTTGTTGATTTTGCGAATGTCTAAGAATTTGTTGCATGAGCTGCGCTTGTTCCATGACTGATTGTTCTAACATGTTAATGCGTGTTCGAAGGTAATAAAATATAATTCCGCTCAACAACATACAAATCGCTAAACTTGCCATGGTAAATAAATCTGAAATATTGCTCAACATGATTTTGGTTTTTCGTTTATTATTTTATATTAAATAATCTATATAAATTAAAACAAAATAATAAACGAAAAAATATTAATACTAAAAATATAAAAATAAGTATAATCTAATATAATCTAATACATAAAATGGATGAATCCAAGACAAAAGTTTTTATTCAATTACTCATCAGTCATTATTACACTATGCGTGATGATGATGACACAACCAACACAAGAGCTGCAGTTGCGAATTTTCTTAAAGAAAATCCAAACATGGAAAACATAAGTGGTGAATTGTGGCAAACTATAGGCAATGTATTTGCGCGAGGAACACCTGAAGAACCAGTCCATTTCATTTACAATAAGTTTGAAGAGACGACAAAATAATGATTCAAAATAAATATTCAGTGGGTATTAGTGGGTATTAGTGGGTATTAGTGGGTATTATTAATGATTTCTTTCGTTGAATTGATAATATCTTCTGGGTAATCCAGATCTTGAAGTACTTTAATCCCACCCTTGATTGAAGATATTCCCTTTTCCAGTTGATAAAGGTATTTTATTTGTCCATGATGACCATGACCAGACATTTCAATTTTCATATGCATATTTTGAACATTTTCAGTTTGCAAAAGTTCGCACAGTTTCGTGTAGTGCGTGGTTAAAAAAAGGTCTAGGTTATTATATTTATTCAAGTATTTAATAAAACCATATGCACTTGCAACGGCTTCGTACGGATTTGTTCCAGAGTACAATTCATCAAAAATGCAAAAATGCCGTTTTGTTTCATGTTCAAGAAGACATGATAATATTTCTCTGCACCTTCGAGATTCGGCTTGAAAAAGACTGTCACGTCCAGACGTGTCAGGGATATTCAAGTAGCTGTGAAGGTAATGATAGGGCGACATTTTTGCTTTTTTATAAAATCCATATCCGAATTGTTGAGAGAAGATGATATTAAGAAGTGTGGATTTAATTAGTGTTGTTTTACCGGCAGCGTTAGGTCCGGTAATGGTTGTTTTTTTATTCAATATAACTTTATTTTTAACAGGGTTGCAGTTCATGAGTGGTGCATAATAAGATGATGCAAAATATGTTTTTTTTTTCGACGATTTTACAACAAATGTGCATGGTGCAATTTTTTTGTTCAAAATGAGGGTTTTCAATCCGGACAAGTGTTCAAAATAAGAGTTGAATCCGAAGCTGTAGCTGATCGCATTTTTCACGCCATCATTTGCGAATAGTTGATAGTAGTATTTCATGATGGTTCCAATATTAGCGATATTGGCAAACGTTAGCTTGAAAGGCATCACGTTTTTAATGTCAGCGTGAAGTTGGGACAACACTTGCGCGTGCATTGCGCTTTCTTCGCTGAATTTTTTATAGGAAGACAAATTTTTTGTAACGGAATGAAGATATAAAATGTTGCGAATGCTGTGTTCAATGTATGCCGAAAATTTGTTTATATTATTATGGATTAAAAACATGTTTTTATAAAAGCGGTGACATGATATAATATTTTGATATATTTGAATGAAATAAAATGCGATTGAAATGAAAATATAAATTCGTTTATCCCACGGAACAGAGTTGAAATTGTCAAATATTTTTCCAATCGGATGATACTGCGCAATGCGTTTTAGTGAAGATATGTATGAAGAAAATGACACCGGAACTGCTTGTATTTTGAGAAGAATGAAGGGTATGATAAGAATAATTAGCGGAGTAAGGAGTGAAATGACCGGTGATGCTAAATTTTGCAGGGAAAGTATTTGAAGAAAAAAAGAGGATGAATTCAATGGTTCGAGCATTTGAATGTCAACATATCCAAATTTATCTTTAAAGTGTTTATCGAATTGAATTGAGTTCCAAATGGCATGAATCTCATTGTATTGGTCTACGATGTTGGTTTCTGGCGGCGGTGACTGCGGCGGAGAGAAATGTTTCATAAGTATTTGTGTTTGTTTTAAAAATACAGTGTCAGACGTATAATGAGTTGCCCAGTGTGATAAAAAATATTTTCCATACACTGTTTGGGGGTTAAACAGATGGTCATACATTGTTTTAGTCTCGGGGCATTCTAGTTCTGGTTCTGGCAGTGGCACCACCGGTTCTGGTGGCACATTGTTGGAAACATTTCCATCTTTCACGAGCTCTAAATCTGTAAGAATGTGTTCACTCAAAGTGTGCAGTTTATCTGTGTCAACAAATGTAATCGGTAATTTAAATATTGTAGTTGGCGGGGGAATATTCGTGTTCGTCGTGTTCGTGTTTTTCTCTTTTTTATTTTGCTCTGTGTTATTGTTAGTATTGTTAGTATTGTTATTATTATTACATTGATTAGTCATTATCGGTCGTTACTATTATAATTATTATTATTATATGAAAAATAGAATAATAATAGTAAATTGATACGAATTGATACGAATTGATGCGAATTTAATTTTTTGTGAAATATTTGTATTATGAATTCAGTTATGATGAAACGTTCAAGACTGCCGGCATTTCAGTAATGGTTGTTTGATAGTACACCTCAATTTCTTTAATCTTTTTCAAATCCCACCGGGTTACAAAGTTGATTGCAATTCCTTTGCGCCCCCATCTTCCAGATCTGCCGATTCTGTGCAAATACGTGTGCACATCTTTTGGCACATCAAAATTAATGACAACTCCGACATTTTGCACGTCAATTCCGCGAGCAGTGACATTTGACGAAATAAGAACACGATGTTTTCCACACTTGAAGTCGCTAAATGCCGCGTCACGTTCGTGTTTTTCCATTCCAGAGTGAATGCAACACACCGGAAACTTGTCTTGAAGCATTGCTTCGTTCAAATCGACAACTCGCTTGATGCTGTTGCAGTAAATAATACTCTGCGTAACTGCAAGCATATTGTAAATATCTTTCAGCGTGCAGTATTTTTGAGAATCATCCTCTAGCGCAATCATGTGCTGAACAATTCCTTCAAGCGTAAGCTGTTCTGATTTTACGAGAATTTTCACAGGGTTCCTAAGAAATTTTTCAGAGAGAGCATGCAACTCTTCTGGAAGCGTCGCACTAAAAAGTCCAACCTGAACATTCGAGTTCAAAAAATTAAAAATATTATATACTTGTTCCTTGAATCCAGTGGAAAGCATTTCATCCGCTTCATCTAAAATAATCATCTTGATGTCGACTCCGCGAATATGTTGACGGCGCATCATGTCGTGAACGCGCCCCGGGCAACCAACAATAATATGAGGAGTATTATTTTTCAATGCGTAAATATCTTGTTCTGTTGAAGTTCCACCCACCAATAGCTGAATTTTGAGCAGTTTCATAAATGAACCCAAACTTGAAATCACGTCTTGAATCTGTTTAGCCAACTCTCTCGTCGGAACAAGAATGATTGCCTGTACTTTAGCGACACTTGTGTCAACATTGTGTAAAACACCAACACTAAATGCTCCTGTTTTTCCTGTTCCCGATTGAGCTTGTGCAATCATGTCTTTTTGCTCAAATAATGAAATAATCGACTTTTGTTGAATAATGCTTGGTTTATCAAATCCGTGCGCGTATATTCCGCGCAATAAGTCAGAATTAAAATCTTCTAAATCTTCCCACTTTGAAAATTCTTTTGGAGCAGCACTAAGCGCTTGTCTCTGATCTTCACTTGTGTCTGCATCTATAATTTCATTTACATTATTTTCATTCGTAATCGTGCCAGCAGTTGTCATAATAAACCTGTCTTTATCTTGATTAACGTATTCTGTTTAAGCTATTTACAATTTACAATTTATTTACACATGCAATGTTTTGAGAATAAACAGTTACAAATAAATGAAATATATAAAACATGTAAATAATAAATAATGATGGCAAACTGATATAAAAACTATCTATATAAAATTATAGGCAACATAAGTAGGCTACGAGAAAACAAAATGACAATGAAACAGTACACGCTTCAAGATTTCAATACAATTATATGGGGTGGATTTTCATTTGATTTGAAAGATGTTGGAGTAATAGAGCTAATATCATCATTGGCGGATAAAGTTGGCGCACCTTCATATATAAAAACGCCTGTGTTTCCAAAAAGAGAGAAGCAGGATAAGCAAGAAATCAAGTATGATAGTAAGCCGTTGCAGTCGTCGAATGCTATTGGAAGTAGTAGTGGTGGCGGCGTTGTTGGCAGCGGCGGCGGCAACGCCAACATTCGACGTGTAAAAAATAAACCGTCTCAAATTACCGATGATGACTGGAATATGATTCGAAATTTTCAAAAAACGGAATTAAGAAAAACGGAGGGAATAGAAAAGCGCATTGACACGATTCGTTCTTTGCTCAACAAACTCACGGAAACCACATATAGTGAGGTAAAAAATGAAATTTTTAATGAAGTAAAGGAAATTATTGATAATGATAATGATAATGAAGCACACGATCCAAATACGGTGAATGAAGAAAATATTACAAAAATAGCGAGTTCAATATTCAATACTGCAAGTTCGAATATATTTTATTCGGGATTGTATTCTAAATTATTCAAAGAACTCATGAACTATCACAAAGTGTTTGAAAGTGTCTTTGATAAGAGTTTTTCAGAATTTGTTGGATTGTTTAAAAAGGTGGAATATGTTGATCCGAGCGTGAATTACAACAAGTTTTGCGAGAACACAAAGATAAACGACACACGTAGGGCGATGAGCACTTTCATTGTGAACTTGATGATAGAAGGCGTATTGCATTCGGACAAAGTTGTGGACATTATTACGGAGTTGCAAGAAATGATTTCATCTTACATCAAACTTGCAAACAAGTCAAATGAGCTTGAAGAGTTGAATGAAAATATTTTCATTCTTGTAACAAATGGAAAGGATATTTTATCGAGTCACGAAGACTGGGAGCGTATTATTTCGAGAATTAAATTTTTATCTGTATTGAAGGTAAAAATGAAAGAGTATCCGAGCGTAACCAACAAGTTTATATTTAAAAATATGGACATTCTTGAAGAGTTGTGATACAGGGGCGGGGGAGACATACATCCCATAAGGCAAGGGGCAGAGGGGACAGCACGTTTCCTTAAATTAATGATTTAAACCGCATATTGTCGATAAATTTTTGTTTTTTCATCGACCCGGTTACGAATGATGACGATGCGTTGAATGTTGCGATTTTTTCAGTGACGATGTTACCGTTTTCATCTGAATACATTATATTCTTCAATCCGACTGTTTGCAATTTTCTGATACAGTCGCTGCACGGCGTGCTGTTGGCATAACATATTTGTCCGTTGATTATAATACTTCTCACAACGCAAATTGAAAACTTATTTAATTTGCGTTTTATTTTGTTTGAATTTCGAGTTGCGTGAATTTTGATATAACTGTTCAGGAATTTTGTCACGGTTCCCATTTCGGCGTGAATGCTGCAGCATATGTTTCGGCGGTAGGACGTTCTAGTGTCAATGTTGTGACCTGCGCAAATTTTCTTGCCGCTTTTACACAAAATTGCCCCATGTTTGAATTGTTGGATGGATAACCGGCTTTCATCAGCGGCAAATCCGGCTAGTCGCGCAATTTTGTTGGAATAATGCGGTTGTGTCTGTGCCATTTTTTTTCAGGTCTAGGTCTATTTAAATGTGTTTAAAGGGGAAACTTTATCTTTATTGTATCTTTATTTATACTATCTTTTACTTATATCATTTTAATAATCAATTTTATTTATTAATGATTAAAATGAATATTTAGTGTCGTTTACTTTGTCGTCGTTTACTTTGTCGTCGTTTGCTTTGTCGTCGTTTGCTTTTTTGTGGTCGTTGCTTTATTTTATTTTTATTTCCGCCCAAACTTAAATTATCCAACGCCTCATCAGTTTCAACTGTTTGAGGTCCATATTTCACTACGGGGGCTAAAAATGTTTTATCATAAGGTCCCTTGAGTGTTTTATAACTTTGACTACCATGAAGATGACCGCGGGTCATTTCGCTTTGTTCACTACTCTTAATTTCTCCGTCAGCGAACACACCCTTAAGTACTCGACCATCGGGCCAAGTAACCGTGCCTTGTCCGTTCACCTTGTTGTCCTTGTACTCGCCCTCGTAAACTTGACCATTGGGCCAGGTGTGCTTGCCTCTTCCGTGCTTCATGCCGTCCTTGAACTCGCCCTCGTGAACTTCACCATCGGGCCAGGTATACTTGCCTGTTCCGGTCATGATGTCGCGGTTGTACTCGCCCTCATAAACGTGACCACTGGGCCAAAACCGCTTGCCTCTTCCGTGGCGTTGCCCGTATTCGTACAAGCCCACGTGACTACCATCATTGTAATAGGTAGTCGTACCTTCTCCATTCTCCAGACCCATTGTAAATTGACCCACATATTTTTCTTTTTTAGGACTACCACGGCCATATATCATTCGGCCGAATCCGTTGGGCGTGCCATTATTTAGTTCTCCCTCGTAAATTGAACCATCGTCATACATCATTTTGCCGAATCCGGTAAGATCGCCTTTAATATGTCTTCCTACGTAACTTTTACCTGTACCGCTCATAATTTTATTTATATATATTATATATATACTTTATAATTTATATTTACCTAACATTTAAAATTTTCTTTGGAGTAGCCGATGACAGCACAAGCAATTCTTTTTCCGGAATTTCCGGTTTTCAAACTTTCAGCATTGTTACCGTGCCCGCAATCATCTTCATCTTCGTGAATAATAAGCCCTCTTCCAATAATGTTGGATTTCGACCCTCTCAACTTTATAACGTTGTCATAAAATGTATATTTTGCTTCTCCTTTGCCGTTTGTTTGAATATTTCCTAAATCGCCAACGTGCCTATTTTTCATACCAGGACAACCGTGGGTGTTTTCAAACGGATTGAAATGCGAACACATACTTGTGCATTTATCGGTCAAATCCCCCGCTTCATGAACATGAAACCCGTGTTTGCTTTTTGGTTTTAGTCCTGAAATATTCAGGTCAATTTTTATTCGACCATTTGAGAAATCTTCAGTAAAGGCAACCGTTCCTTTAATGGCATCGGTAAATACGGCAATCGCATAAACAGGTTTTGAACTCATGTTGTAATATATTGTATAAAAATAGTATATAATCAGCAAAGAAACGACAACAGTGCTAAAAAATAAAAAGTAATTTTTTACCAAAATCATGATAATATAGATAATATAGTAATAATGAATCTAATAAATATCAAATTTATATTTATATCTGTCATCATTTTTTAATTTTGTTCTATTTCCGAGAAATTTAAAATACTTATTCGATAGAGCATACTCTTGAGGTTTTATATGTTGTAAAACGCCGAGTCTAACTTTCATGATCATACCAACTTGCCATATTCGTTTGTGCGTATATTTTTTTTGTTTGAATAATTTTTCTAATTTAATGATTGTATTTTTGACATCATCAAGTGTTTTATATTTGATGGAAATTGTATCTTTTGGATTTTTATCAATATAAACATCAAATGATTTATCAGGATTATTTGGATGATATAGAAATCGTTTTTTCGTTTTATTTTTATTGATGTTTGAATTATTTTTTTTAATGATATTATTTTTTTTTGTTCTTGTCATATTTATAATAATAACATTAAAAAATAATAAATATAAATATAAATAAATGAAGTAAAATAATATACCACAGTAAATAAAAAAACAAATATCGATGACAACAACGACTATTTCAAAGATAGAAGGATACTATATAAATTTGAAATCTCGCACTGACAGAAAAATGCATGTGGAACATCAGCTCGACCTCATTGGCATTCGCGATAATGTAAAACGCTTCAATGCAATACACAACGTCAATGGCAGAATCGGTTGCAGTTTGAGCCATTTGAAATGCATTCAAATGGCAAAGGAACAAAACCTGGAATGCGTTTTGATAATAGAGGATGACATATCCTTTTTACTTCCAGATGAGTTTGTTAAAAATGTGAATAAGTTTTTATCAAATTCGAATAACATTTGGGACATTCTTTTGCTTGCAGGAAATGTTCTTCCTCCGTTTACTTCAAATGATGAAGTCAGCATTCGAGTTACGCATTGTCAAACAACCACCGGATACATTGTTAAGCAACACTATTATGACACATTGATTTCAAATATTAAAGAGGGTGTTGGAAAACTTATGAAGAATCCAGAACATCATTATTTTTTTGCAATTGATAAATACTGGATAAATCTTCAAAAAAAACACAGGTGGATGCTTTTAGTCCCCTTAATTGTTGTTCAAAGACCTGACTATAGTGATATTGAAAAAAGATACACCGATTACCAGCGTTTAATGACGAGTGTTGACAAGTCGGATGTGTGTGCATTAAAATGAGTCAGTCAAATCCGATAATGGTCATTCTCATCGTTTTAAGCAGGATGCGATTGGTTGCCGCTTTTTTATAGTCTCTCACCACTTTTTTTTCCGTTTCAATAATTTGCTCCAACAGTTCCGATTTTTTGTAAGATGATTTTATAAAGTTTACAAATTCAGACTCGGTTGTTTTCACTTTAAAAATGTGTAGTCCCGAACCATTATGGTTGGCACACCATGGTAAAAAACTGCGATAATTATTTAATAATATGGATGTTAAAACATAATATGCAAACACATTCGTATTCTCTCTGTAAAATGATGACACGATTTGTTTAGAATTTTCTGAATCGTCAACCAGCACTGCATAGTTTATTCCCATGTAGTCTAATATTTTTATGCATTGATATAGAGAGAAAATGCACTCCAAGTGTAAATAAAAATCGATATTTTTTTTAAATTTGCTTAGAGTTCGAGATTCGAGAGACGGTGGCGACTTGAAAAATGTTTGAAAAACAACATTCATTATACGTGCCCACATTTCAGCATACGTTTCTGAAAGTTTAATGTTGATGTCATCAGGCAGAGAGAATAATTTTTTCAAATAAGCGTTATTATTACACTTATCGCGGTGCTTGTCGCAAATGTCAAAGTCTGCCCCAAATGCATGCATGGTTTCGTGTATTAATACTTTGAACCATTCTTCTTGTCTATAAATTACGATCTCATTTTGTTTTTCGCATCGGTATGTGTATCCCGTGTTTGCATTTTCAGGACCAATAAAATCTCCTTTTGCTTCGGGAATCTTTTTTTCAAATGGAGTAAGATAAATATAAATGTTCAATGATTCGCCACATTTTGATTTGTCAGAAATCATAGACAGCCACATGTAGACTCGGTGCGCTAAACCTTTATAGTATAAAACCGCATCATTTGTCTTTGGATTATTTTTAAATATAATAAAGTGTAACCGAACAATGCGATTTTTTATTTCACACTGAAATGTTAGAACCTTGCTTGCTTCATTTTTTATGTAATGTGATATTTCTGGAGTAATGTATGTGGTCGAAAGCGACCTTGGTTGTGGAACTTGTGAAGTTATGTCAACGACTGTTTCTTGAAACTCAAAACAGCCAGAATTTTTTTGTGTATTTACGTATACATTTGCGGCGTTCATTTTTTCATACAACATTGAATATACTTCGAGCAGTTTGCGAACATTTTTTTTTTCTTCTTTATTTTCATTTTCATTCTCTCCTTTTTTTTTTGGCGATGCTGGCTGTTCATTCAACGGTGTAAGTGTAGCATTTACATCATTTTTAAAGAGAGACTGTACCACTTTTTGCACAAGAAATAAATCTAAATTCATTGTAATAATACAGGCAGGACTATGAGTGTGTTCAAATATTATTATTCAATATTTTATTATAATAATATTATTTATATTTGTTATATTTATTAATAATTAGTAATAATTATTATATAAACCATTATATAATAATCAAACCATTATATATAATCAAATCATTTATAATAGTAAATAGCTAGTTATTTAAAGTATGAAAATAAATTATTTAGGCGTGGTATTAGTAATACTGATGATATACTTTGGAATTAAAATTTATCAAGATTCTGAGTCATTTAATTTGCGGTGTGTGATTTCAAAGGTGGATGGAAACACGTATTGCGTGAGAGAACGGAGTAAATTAGAGTTGGCTGCAGATTTATTAGCGGAAGCAACAAATAATATGAAAAAACTTGTAAAATATATGAATGAGAACCACGCGTCCAATCCTGCCATTAAACGTTTGGTTGAAAATTTCAACCCTGATAAAATTAGCGAGACGCTTCCAACAAGCGAACACACCGCGTACAGCGAGAACAAGGGCGAAAAAATGGCTTTTTGTTTAAATGAGGATAAACAAGGAACCAGGCTAATTGACTTAAGCACGTTAACATTTGTGGCCATTCACGAGCTTGCACACCTGATGACTGAAAGCATTGGACACACTGAAGAATTTTGGGATAACTTCAAATTTTTACTTCAGTCTGCAAAAAAATCGGGAATTTATGAACCTGTCGATTATTCAAAATCCCCAGTGCAATACTGCGGAACGCGGATCGATGAAAATCCATTTTATAAATAAATGACAACGGTATTCGGTGTGGTCTAATTAACAGTTATTTTCAAAATATTGTTTTATAATCTCAAAATTATTGGGGTCTGTATTGTAATTTGGGTCACCTCTCGACCAGAACCATTTGTGAAATATTAACTCATATGGAATAAGACTATTTGAGTAAAAACTATTTTTTCTGGATGGGTGTAAATTTTTATTCATATTCCAATTTTTTTTATCGGTCCAGTCTATTCCTTGGTATTTACTTATCATACAGTCAATGCTATATCCATTTTTAAAAATGCAGTTACTTAGTCCATATTCTCCATTGACAATTGCAGAATATTTATTTTCATGTATTTTAAAAATAGTCTTTTCTTTAAATAAAAGACCAAGGCCTTTCACATCAGTCATAAAAAAAAATCCTTCCACTTTTGGACCATATCCACCTGCGTCTTTGGGAGGTAAACAACATATGGTTGTTCCCACCAGTTTTACTTTATCATTTATTTTATTTATAAAATATTTTGACCAATGAGAATCATTCTTTAGGTAGTTCGGAATGATTGGACCACACGCACCACTATTCATAAAGAAAAAATAATCATATTTCTTGTTTTTTTCTTTGATGTAGTTCAATGCAACAAAATGACCACCAAAATCGTAGCCCGTATTTTCTCTTTTTATTACTTTGAAGTTATCAATCGTGGGCAACGGAACCGGACAATTATGACCGTTGATTACTAAAATATAATCAATGTCGGGGCGCGGACGTACTTCTTTTTTTATAAAAAACTTTAAATTATAGTCAGAACTCGGAGAACTAAAATAAGTATAACAAATAACACTTTTTACCATATTTATATTCATATTTTATTGTAATATTTTATTTTATTGTTTTCAACTTACATTTTTTAAATTTGCATTTGAATTAAATTTGCATTAGAATTAAAATGTTTTAATCTTATTTCAAGTGTGTTACAAGTTTCATCATTATCTCTATTACCTGTGTTACCTGTGTTACCTGAATCCTTATGATCTTTATGGCTATTGTGAAAACATGACAAGTAAAAACATTTTTCATCAGAGTTATATTCTTCTTCTTCAACATAATAGTCTGAAGCAGGAAAATGAATAAAGGTGTCACACTCGTAATCACCACAAACATATGTAATGTAGACACGATTCAACATATGACAATAAGTATTCAAAAACTCATTATACAGTTGACTTCCACCGATGATCCATACTTTGTCATATTTTGCAGATTCACAAAATGTCATTGCATCTATTATAGAAGAAAAAATGTGTGGATTCCCGGTCAAACACGAGCACGAGCTTGAAATCACAATGTTTGTTCTATTTTTCAAAGGACGTCGATGTTCCGGAATGCTGAACCATGTATTTTTTCCCATAATCACAGCGTTGTTACCTGAACCAGTTGTTCGTTTAGAAAACAGGGTCATGTCTTTTTTCAAATGAGACCATGGCAGATTATTTTTGAGTCCAATTCCATAATTTTTAGAAAATGCAACTGCAATATTAACATTCATTCTAATAAACTATAAAATTATATTAATTTATGGATTATATATGTATTTTATATGTAATTTATGATTAAATAATATTTAATATATATATCTATATTAACTATTATATAAAAATTATATAAAATATGAGTTTTACCAATCCAATTGAAGAAATATATAAATGCAGCATATTAATAGCGGGTGGTGGTGATGGTGGTGATGGTAATGGCGGAATTCCCAAATCTGTGTATGTTTTTTACGGTCATTTAAAGGGACATCAAATGAATGATGATGCATTGCCGACATCTAAACAACTCACACAACTATACAGACAGTATCATGATGATGGTTCAAATTCCGAAGCATTTAAAAATGTTTTTAGCAAAGTAGAATTAAAAAATATATCAAAATACAAAATTAAAATACATTTTGTAAATTTTAAAATATATTCTGATGACACCATTGATGTTGTAAAACGAAAAATTATGTTGGCAATAAAAGATTGCGGCGAAGAGTCAGATGCAAATTATACCTATGATGAGTTGTATTTATTCTCAAAAACTCCGATATTGTTCGACTCCAATGAGGTTTATCAAGACTTATCAAATTTGGGTAATGATACTGAAGGGTTGTCTTACGAGCAACAGGTTACTTTAAAACCATCGGATTTAAAAGATTATTTAATGGGGTTCACTTCTTCATCCGGAGAGACAATTCATGTGAAAGATGTGCTTACTACATTAAAAAAATTGAACACTCAGAAATTATTCAAAGATGTTCCGATTGGACAAAGTATACATGCAAGCGCGTATGTAAATCCTTTTTTTACTGAAACGTTTGCTGTCGACGTGGATGTGGATGCTGGTGATGATACAAAACGCGCAACAAAAAATAAAAATAAAAAAATAAATACAAATAACCTTGGGTCAACAAAACTTTTATTAGAAACAAAAAATATAATTCATAATACACTTTTTGCATGTTTTGCAAATGATGTTTTAAAAGTAAAGAAAAGAACCGAAAGTTATGATCGTGATGATGAGGATGTTGTAGTACTCAAAACATATTACCCACAATTATATTCAATGGGTATAAAAAATATGCAGGATTTGGAAGCTTCTGCCATTCAGTTGAGAGATGAAACACAAAAACGAATCATGTCTCTAGAATTTCAAAAAAGTATGAAACAAATTAATTTATTTTATAATATTTTTGAAGAATCCAAAAAACCCAAACTGAAAATGGAAGACTCTGGAATAACATCTATTGACATTGAGTTGGTGCCAGATCAAAAATTTAATTTTCCTTTGGAACTTTTATTCAAACTGTTTCATGCGACAAAACAGTGTCAGCTGATTAAATATAATCCGCAAAATCAAGATTCTATTTTCAGAATGTACACGCAGGATTCAACAAAAGATGGTAAAAAAATACCATACTTATTTATTCAGTATCAATCAGAGTCAAATAAAATATTCGATATTCAACAAATATCAAAAAAAATGACTGTATTTTCAAAGATGATGAATGTAAATAAAAAAAAGAAATTCAAAAAATCAACAACACGTGTTAGTTTATATATTATATATGATAAACAAAAAATGCAACACGGTGTAAAACGCCAAGAGCAAATTCCATTTTTTTGCGACTTTGATGAAGCAGGTCACATATATATTCATTCTAGCTTTAAACATACATACACGGAAGATGCAATCGACGAAATGATACGGTCAGCGGTCTCTCCACATTTGAAAGTAATTGTTGATTTTTTAAATCAAAATGGATACAGGATGCGCGATTTTTATTCAATCTATGATGATAATGTTGTTATACAAAACATAGAATATTTGTCTATTTCAAAACTTAATAATACAGAGCCAATTGTTTGGAGCAGTTACTATGGATGCATTTCGAGCGTTATGAAAGTCATCGAAAACAATTGGAGTTCCGAAGAAAAAGGTGTGAGCATGCAGTATATTCGTGTTCCCAACTTTGATGAAAATGTGCTTCGAGTTGCATACATTGAAATGTTATATAATGCCGGATTTCGAGTGAAAAAAGATGTTATTTCTCTCATGGTGACAAATTTATTGGTTTCAAAAGAAGTGGCTGAAAAAAGTTATAGCGAATTCAAAACAAGTTTCGATGGAAAGTATGCAAAAGTAATACAACAAAAAAAAATGCCTAAAAAAATATATGCTCGTAAATTTCCAGGGTTTAAAACACACATGGTCAAAAGTCTGGGAAATTCGAAAAATACAATAACAATCAAAATAACTGGAATTAACAATATTTATATTTTGAATCCGATTCGAGTATATATTGACTCACTACTTCACATTTTTGGAAATGATGAAAAGTATATTCCGGCACGCCTTGTTAGTCAACTATGTGACATTGCATACATTGGTGAAAATGTTGCTCCTGTCGCTGCTCCTGTTGCTGCCGCATTATCAGCGGTAAATCAAGCTGAAGAGGAACCGAAAAGTGATGAGGAAAAAGAGTCGGAAGAGGAAGACGAAGAAGAGGAAGACGAAGAAGAGGAAGAAGAGGAAGACGAACAAGAGGAAGACGAAGAAGAAGAGGAAGACGAAGAAGAAGAGGAAGAAGAGGAAGGAGAAGAGGAACAGCAAGAACTGCAAGAACTGCAAAAAGATGAGAAAAAAGAGGAGGAAGCGGAGGAAGAAGATGAGAAAAAAAAGGAGGAAGAGGAGGAAGAAGATGAGGAAGATGAGGAAGCGGAGGAAGAGGAGGAAGAAGATGAGGAAGAAGATGAGGAAGAAGAGGAGGAGGAAGAGGAGGAAGATGTGGGAGACTTTGATTTACTACTTGGCGGAGATGGTGGCTTAGATTTAGATTATACAGGCGGTGCATTTGAGTCTAACCCGGTATATAAACGCCTAAAGAAGATGGAACCTTTTCTATTTGAAAGTACACCCGGGTATGCGACAAACTGCGGTTGGAGTGCGCGGCGACAACCAATCATATTAACAAAAGAAGAGTTGGAAAAAATAAATGCTACAGATGAAAAAAATGGGCAGCCATCTTATTATGGAACACCTTTAGAATATTCAAGCGGTGATAATGAAGATGACTCGGACAATAAACATTATTACATTTGTCCGCGCTACTGGAATGTCATCGAAGAACGATCGGTTTCACAAAAGGAAATAGATGACAATAAATTACAAAAACACATAGTAACCAAAGAAGAAAATTATGATCCAGGAAATAAAAGTAAATATATTTTAGATTTAACGACACCGCGAGAACATTTTAAAATGGGTTCATATAATCCTTATTTGCCAGGATTTTTGAAAACAGTAAAAACAAAGTCAGGAAAATGTTTACCGTGTTGTTTTACAGGAATGAAGGGGGTTGGTAACAGTGATGGAAAAGACTTTAAAAATTATCACCTATTTAAAAAAGAACAAGAAGTAATTAAAAAATGCAAACAAGATTTGGTTCCGGTTGCAGCAGTACCTGAAGATGAAATGGCGGGTGAAGGAGAGATGGAACAACAACAACAAGTAAAAAAACAAGAAAAAGAAATTGCAAAAAAGAAAAAATCAAAATCAAATTTATATGTGTCAAAGTCAGACGCTGGATTTCCTCTTCAGCAAAATAATCTTGCCTTTTTACCTCATTCTCTCCAACTTTTTTTGTTTGATAATGAAAATTATAGCAAAGAGTGTAAATCATCAAAGGGTGACATACTCGTAGATGATAAACTATGTGTTTTGAGAATGGGAACGGTTGAAGAAGAGAGAGATGGTGTAAATGCAAATAAAAATCAATATTTTATTTCCTGCATTGCAAATATTTACAATTCATTAACTGAGCAGTCATTTTCAACAAAAGAATTCAAACATCAGATTATGATTCCGCGGTTAACTTTTGACAATTTCATCAAATATCAAAATGGAACACTTGTTGAAACATTTAAAAAGTTTGAGTATGTTGATAGAGAGAAGTTGCTTGAATACAAAGAAACGGAATTATTTAAAAAAATATTTACTGATGTGAATGCGGATGGTGATGCTGGTAACATTGACGATGATGAAGATGCAAAAGTAGTATTTTTTAAATCGTTAATAATGTCATATGAAAACTTTATAAACTATTTGAAAGATGACAGCGTTGTTATTGACTACACGTATTTATGGGATTATGTAACAGACTCGATTTTATGGTCGGAATTTAAAAAAAATGAAAATGAAGCGAAGCGCGTTCCATTCATTCATTTGAACGGACTAAATTTAATTATTTTAGAGGTGACGGATAATAAAGATGAAGTCAAAGTTATATGTCCCACAAATCATTACTCTAATTCAACATTTGACCCAAGTAAAGTAAACATAATTATTATAAAGTATGACATATATTATGAACCATTGTATACTTATTTAAACACATCTAAACGCAACATAGTTAGCACTGTTTTATTTTCATCCATCAATTCACTGAAAGAAAAAGATGTTGAAACAAAAGAAATTATGATGGCTCTTACAAAAATAAAAGCTTTTTTTGATACGGAATGCAAACCTCAACAACTTATAAAATCAATTACTCAAAATAAATCATTTGACGAAATCATTCAAATTCTGAATCAGTCAATGAAACAAATTCGAGACAAGGAAGATGTAAAACAAATCATTGACTATTCTGGAAAGGTCGTGGGGCTACACGTTACAATGCAGTTCAGTTATGGCGAGAAAGTACGTCAAGTCAATGGAAATATATTATGCAATCCATCCTCTATAAATCATAATTACAAACTGGTTTTTATAAATCGTTCACCAACAATTTGGAAATCATATGAGCACACAAAAGAATTTGCATCATTTGTGTCTAAAAAAACAAAAGGGCAAATACCATGTACACCAAGATATAAAGTCGTAGATAATGGACACATCATCGGAATCATGATTGAAACCAACCAATTTACTCCGCTTAAGAGGTCAGTCCCAATAAACAGCGTAAAAGATGACGGTTTAAAGGTGGTAGAAATCGGAAACAGTATGAATGTAGATATTTCAATACTTCCTCAACTGAAACGTATGGGGTTTGTATTAGAAACCGACGCAGAAAGAACAGACGATGTTGAAAAAATACGCCTAGAAACAAACTTTTATAATGCGTTTCGCAACATTGTTCGCGTCAACCTCAACAGTTTCAAATTTATGGAGTTGCGTAACTCTGTTGAGTCGCTCATTTATAAAACAGCAAAGTTGGTAAAAAAAGCGAATAAAACCCCATATGACATAAAACAACAATACGCGGTATACATGAAGAAGCTCGATGAAATGAAATCATTACTAGTACGGTTGGCGCACAACCATGTTCAGTTCAGTGAAATCAACCCATCAGTCTTGAAAGATATTTACGAACAAAATGTTGCGCTCAGTTGTGCGAGAGAGACAAACACATCCGCGTGCAAAAAAAATGCATATTGTTTTTCTGTGGATAAAAAAGATTTAGACGAAAAAAGTGAGGGAGAATGCGGACTTTATATTCCCAAACGTAACCTTGTTGACAACACGGACAACGAAGACAAATACTACATTCGCCTGGCGGATGAACTTTTGCGATACAGGCGCATCCGAGCCTTCATGTTACATCCGAATAAGTATTTGACCTTTGATGACATTCACTATAATTTGAAAGATAATGAAATGTTATTATCTGAACCGGATTTATCGAGATACCTTTCTGAAAATAAACGCGCGGTTGCAATGAATGATTACATAAAATATAAGAGTTATTACACGACGGAAGGCGAAGAATTTATCGATGAAAGCGGAGATGACGATGGTAGTGACGACGGCGACAACAGTGAAGACGAAGATGAAGATTAAATAAGATTAAATTAAATAAAATTAAATTAAATAAGATTAAATTAAATAAGATTAAATAAGATTAAATAAGATTAAATAAGATTAAATATCATAATTATATTATAAGTTGATTTTATAAATAATTATGAGTATAAAAAATAAATTGTTTAATATCACAGATAAGTCTAAATATACAACTGATGAAATATTTTCCAACATTAAAAATAGTTTAGATGGATATAGTATGAATATATATTCATGTGGTCCAAGTTTTAATAAATTTCATGATAAATTGCCAACTAACAATAAAACAATTAAAGTATGTGTTAAAAATACCATTGATATAATACAAGACGCTGATATATTTATTTTTGATAATAGAGTTAAAGTAGGACCACGTAGTAAATCAAATTATAAGATTCATGATACTTTTAAGATATATATGGGAGATTATTTTTTTGATGATTTTAATAAATTTGTTGGAAATCTCCCAAAACATTACAACTATCCAGTAAATGAAACTAAATTTCAACCAAATTTAGTATTTACACCAAACTCAAATAAAACAATGATTGATCCACAAGAAATAACATTATTTGAACATAATAAAAATAATATCATTTATGGAAAATATAATGTATATGTTCCTTTAATATATAAATTACTAGAATTGTTTAGTTATATGGGGGTTAAAAATTTTAATGTTACTGGATGGGACATGATAAATAAAGATTTTAGTCAAAGTCATTTTTTTGATAAAGCTAATATTGCAAATAAAACATTAGGATATGATACACTTATTAATTTATATTATGAATATATTTTAGATTATAGTAAATTTAATTTAATATTATATTCTGATGAATCTAGTGTTCATACTTCAATTCCAAGATATAAAAAATTGGACATGAGTTATCATGTATTTAATAAATTTTTATCTATAAATATTGAAAATTTAGTTAAAAATATTAATGAGAATGAAATATTATATTTAAAAATGATTGAATATATGATTATAAATAAAATTAATGTTATATTGCCTGGAAAAATATTCATTTTCAATGATTTAAATAACATAATTAAAATTTTGAATTATTTGAAATTAGAAATTTGTTTCAATAACATATTAAAATTTCAAACTGATATAAATCTACACGAATTTTATGATAAAATACCTAATGATTTTAATGTAAATGAATATAAAGAAATAAACGACGACTTGCAAAAACTTTCAAATTTTGAAGCAATAAAACATTATAAAAATAAAGGAATAAAAGAAGGAAGAAAGTATAAAAAATAGTATTTTAAGATTAAAACATAATAACATATTTTAACTTTATACAACAAAGACTTTTTAAATATATTAAAAAACTATAAACCTATATAAAAAAATAAAAACATAAATAAATATAAATATGTTTTTATTTAAAAACTTACAAGAAAAATTTTTTATTATATGTGGACCAAATGTTATTGAAAGTGAAGAACATACTATGAAAATGGCAAAATCGTTAAAAGAAATTTTTTCCAATTATGATGTTAATTTTATTTTTAAAACTTCTTTTGATAAAGCGAATCGTTCATCTGGTAATTCTTATAGAGGATTGGGTTTTGAAGAAGGTTTACGAATTTTAAAAAGAGTAAAAAATGAATTAAGTATACCTATAATTACTGATATTCATGAAAGTTGGCAAGCCAAACCAGTAGCTGAAGTAGCAGATATTTTACAAATACCTGCTTTTTTGTGTAGACAAACCGATTTATTAAAAGCTGCTGCAGAAACAGGTAAAATTATTCAAGTAAAAAAAGGTCAATTTTGTTCTGCCGATCAGATGCACAAGTCTAAAGAAAAAATTATAGATTTTGGGAATTCACAAGTTATTTTATGCGAGAGAGGCAATTCATTTGGATATCAAGATTTAGTAGTTGATCCTAGAAATTTAATTTGGTTAAAATCTGATACAAATTTAGTTTCAATGGATATAACTCATTGTTTGCAACTACCTTCTCAAAAAATGGCAGATGGAACTGTTCAGTGTGGTGGATACAGAGAGTTAATACCATACATGGGGAAAATGGCAATATCGCTCGGTGTTAATGGTATATTTATGGAAACACATGATAATCCAGATAAAGCGCTTTGCGATGGGCCTACCCAATGGCCTTTAGATAAATTGGAATGGCTTTTACATTTTTTAAATATAAATAAAAAAAATAGTTATAATTTAAAATATACATCCTCTTCAATAAATAATAAATTAATAGATGCAGAATTAGGAACAATTGAGAAAGATACTTCAGGATTATTAGGATCATTTGAGAAAGAAAATCTTCGTGGAGAAAAAATATTAAATAAATTTTTAGAATTAAAATTTGATAGTGTTTTAGATATTGGTGCAGGTGCTTTAGAACATACTGAAATATTTTTAAATAAGGGTAAAATTGTCGATATATGTGATTGTGGTAATAGTATTTATTATGATAAAAGAGTTGAAAATATAGAATCCCAAATAAGAAATAGGTATATTGGAGATTTTAATATGATTGAATTTAATCATAAATACAATGCTATTTGGTGCTCTCATATTTTAGAACATCAACTTAATGTGAATTTATTCTTAAAAAAAATTCATTCTTTATTAGAAGAAGGTGGATACTTAGCAGTTATAGTTCCTCCACGAAAACCATTTATTGTTGGTGGCCATGTTTCAATATGGAATGCTGGATTAGTTTTGTATAATTTAGTTTTGGCAGGTTTTGATTGTAGTGAAGAATGTTATATTAAACAATATGATTATAATATTGGTATAATCATTAAGAAAAAAACAATTATTGATATGCCTAAAAATTTAAGTATGGATAAAGGTGATATAGAACTGTTAAGCAAATATTTTCCATTAGAAGTTAAACACAACTTTAATGGAGATATATTAAATTTAAAATTATAATATACATTTATTTTATAAATAATTTAAATATTATAAATTATAATAATCTATAATAATTTATAATGTCAAAAATTTTATGTTGTATTCCAGCTAGATACAATTCTTCTCGTTTACCTGGTAAACCATTATTAAAATTTAATAATAAAACTATTATTCATCTTGTTTATGAAAAAGCAAAACAAACCAAAGTTGATGAAATTATAATTTTAACCGATGATCAAAGAATATATGATGAAGTTTTATCTTTTGGTGGTAATTGTGTAATTGTTAATGAAGATTGTTTAAATGGTACAGAACGTATTATTAGTTATTTAAAAAGTATAAATCATGATAAATATGATATTATAGTTAATATTCAAGGAGACGAACCCTTTATTAAACCAAATGTTATAAATCAAACAATTGATAATTTTATTGAAAAAAAACCAGCATGTTCTACTATTTGCTTTAAAACAAATAATCATGATGAAATATTGTCAAAATCAAGAGGTAAAGTAGTTGTAGATAAATTTAATAATATTATATATTGTTCAAGAAATATAATACCTAGTAATAAAAAAGAAAATATAATTTCACATCATGAATATAGTATACATGTTGGCATTTTTGTTTATGATAAAAATTATTTACTAGGTCATTTTTGTAAAGAGAATACAAAAAATCAGTTATTAGAAGATATTGAATGGTTAAAAATAATTGAACAAGGTTTTAAAATTAATACTATATTTTCAGAAGAAATGGAAAGAGGTGTCGATACAATAGAAGATTTTGAATATTTAAAAAAAAAATATGAATCTTAAATTCTAAATATACCGATAATTTTTGTTTTTTCTTTTATTGGTATATAATTACAATTATAATTTATTTCAAATATATATTTTTCCAAATCTTCAATATAATAATAATTTTTATTAATATTATTAATATTAATATATTTATTATAATCCATATTTATTAATAACCTTCTAATATCACCATCTGTTAATATACCTAGCAGTTTATCTTCAGTATCGGTAAAAAAACAACAACCTATTTTATATTTAGTCATTTCTAATAATACTTTATTAATTTCAATATTTTCATTTATATCATTCATAATTATTTTTGGATATTCTTTTATAAAAATATCTTTTACTTTTAATAAGTTGTTACCTATATTACCTGATAAATGATTTTCCTTGTATTTATCAAGAGAAATATTATTTTTTAACGATGACACTAAAATATTACAAAAAGTTAATTGACTCATACAACTATTCGTTGGTATTTTATCAATTGTGCCAGTAATTTCATTCTTACATGGAATAATGACATTGAAATCGCATAATTCTTTAAATCTAGATTTTTCTTTACAACAAATTCCAACTGTTTTTGTGCCAATATTTTTTAATAATGGTATTATATTAATTATTTCGGTTGTGTTACCACTATTACTAAACATTAAAATTATATCTTTATTTGTTAATGTTCCTATATCACCGTGTGTTGAATTTAATACATCAAAGTAAAATGATGGAAACGAAATACATTTTAAAAGGTCACAACAATGTTTAGCAATATTACCTGATTTACCGACTCCACAAAAATAAATATTTCCTTCAACATTTTTAATTATTTCACATAACTTATTTATACTTTCCAAGTTAAAATTTTCTATTTGATAATTAAATTCTTTTTTTATTTCATCAATTATTGTTACTGTTATTGGATTTTGAGTATTGATTATTTTGTCAACAAATTCTCTTACACATCCATCGCCTCCTTTATTTTCACATATGTAATTTACAATTTGTTTACATTCTTTAACTGCATCACTTGGACATGCAGAAAATTTTACTAATTTTAAAATTTCAATATCATTTATGTCATCGCCGATATATGCTAAATTATCATAACTTATATTTAATTCTTTCATCCAACTATTTAATATATTTATCTTTTTCTCATTTCCAATATATGTAAAGTCAAAGTTTAAATGCGTTATCATTGCTTTATTAACATCTAAATCATTCAAAAAAATATTTTTATCTGTTGAATAAGAACTTATTAGTCCTGTTTTTATTTCATTATCTTTTAAAAGTTTTATCCCCATGCCATCTTTAACATTATAATATTTCTTTACTTTGGATTTTTCATCAAAATAACATTTACCATCAGTAAATACTCCATCAAAATCAAAAATTACAAATTTTATATTCATATAATTTAATATTGATATTGTATAATATATTTTTTATGCATATCAAATTCAAAATTCATATTTTTTTTGAGAATTTTGAATTTCTAGAATCCCATATCATAGTCCGGGTCAACTGAACCAAGATTCGACCCCTGAATTTTGTCCAGTGTGCTCTGAATTGTCAGCTTATTTTTGCTGCAAGGGTTAAGCGGGTCTTCAGCTGCAATCTTATCCATAAAGCCCTGTATAACCGCTTCTTTTTCTTCTTCAACCGTCTTGTCAACCGTAGCAACTTGCCCCATCTTCATAATCTGACTGATATCCAGCATCACCTTGAATGCGTTTGTTCCGTAAAATCCTTCTTGACCGCACATTACATTCGCCGAAATACCGCGCACATGGTCAAGCTCCGCATGCCGCGCCGCTTTCAGAAACATCTCCGGCGTTTCCTCAAATGACGCTTTTGCAATTGGACCAATATCGTCATTATTAATTCCGTGCCGAAATATAGAAATCAGATTTGAACTGGATGTCATTCGGTCACACAGCAGACTAATGTGGTGGTGATTAATGTACGTGGTATCAAACGCTTCGTAAAGCTCGTTGAACAGCGCCTGCCTCGCAGCTTCAATTCCAAGCACCCGGTTAATTTCCTGAATGTCGTTGCTGATTGTCCGGCGCGCGTCAATGTTTTTCAACGAAAGAATCTCCATGAAATTTGACCCGGTCGTATCCAGCACCCACGTCTCCTTCTTTCGAAACGCGTTGTTCTCTTTGGCAACCATGTCCACAACCTTGCGAGCCAGCACATTCCTCACCCCTTTAATCCCCCTCAAAATAATATTCTTCATCAGCGCATCCTGAAACGTTTTCAGCTGGTAGATTTTATCCGTCTGGTCCAGCGTCTTCGGCTCCTTGTCCTTTTTCTGAAAATCCAACCTGATTCGAAAGACCAAATTGTCGCTGTTGTAATCGGAATAAATACACGACACCTCACTCTTGTCATTCTTCGAATACACCGCTTTAATCGCAAAATGCACATCATCCATCGTAACCCGTTTCTCATACATCGATTCCCGATCCATCTCCATTCGTAAAATCCATTTCGACCGCTCCCGCTCACATTCCGTCTCGTCCTCGCCCCCCACCTCCTTCAACATCCGCTGAAACTCCGCGTACTGCGCCAAAAATACACTGTCTTCTGCAATCTTCGTCTCGCTTGGCGAATCGCTCGGGTCGAAACAAATCTCCACACTCTTCACAATATCCTCCAGTCGCGTCAACTCTATTGTGGGTATCAAATCAGCGGCCGCATCCTTGTTCGACTCCTCGCTCGGTTTCAAATAAATCGTCGTCGAAGGATTCTTCGTATTCTCCGACAATGACAACAGCTCTTCAATTCGTGGAAGACCGCGAGTAACTTGTGACTTAGATGCGTCACCTGATAAATGAAATGTGTTCAGTGTGAGTTGCGTTGTCGGTTCACCAATACTCTGAGCAGCAATCATGCCAACCATTTCGCCCGGCGCCACAATTGCGCGCTTGTACATGAGAACCATCATTTCTGCCAGTGCTACGAGCGCCTTGCGATTGAACCGTTTTACCATGAGCAAATCGCGCGGCGTCAGCGAGTAATAATACATGATTTTGAAGAGTTCGGTGGGCGGCGCATATTGCAGTTGTTCAAAACGCGCGTACGTTTCTTCGAGCAGAATAAATGTTTCCAGCGGCGTAATATCAACTTCGGAATTCTTATTGATTTTCTGCATGCCTCCAATATTTGCGACAATGTGTGAAAATGAAAGTGGCAAGTACGCATCTGTTGTATTTTTATTCTTGAATACTTTCACGACAATGTCCTCGCGAACATTCATCAAATATTCGGTATATTTTTTGGATTTTTCGTCGCACAGTTTCTGCTGCTTCTTCATGCGACTAAATGCAGTCTTTGAAAATATGGCTTTGAGTTCGCTCGTTGTTTCAGAGTCTCCGCCGACCGGTACGTAAAAGTGGGCATATATTTCGTCTGGCGTCATTCCGATAAAGTTCATATTGGAGTGTTCAATTTTTACGGTGTCGATGCCGTCTTCGCCGTAACTAAATTGAACAATTCGGTTCTTGCTGTTTCGAACCGTCATGTCATATTCTACCTTGATGTCTTCCATACCCTTGATCAAGCGGCGCTGAATATAACCTGTTTGCGAGGTGTCGCGCACTTGAAGCCCGTTTGCTAAACCAAAGTTCAATGTTTTAGGAATTGTCAAGTCGTACATCTTTGGGTGATTTGCCGGATCGACATGTTCAATTGAAATAATTTCATCAAGTATAGCGTCATTGATGGTTTTCACTTTGTCCAATTTAGTTGTCCAAACTATAGATTTCATTTTGTTATTTTTCTCAGGATGAAGGAGTGTAATTTGTTCAGCAAATTGTCGACCGTTGGTTGCGCGAATTGATAAACGATATGATGGCTGAATATTTTTTGTTCCTAAGTTATTTTTCTTTAATTGAAATACTGACAATTTCGCATGAACTCCAACTCGAGAACATAATAGCGAAATATCTTCACTTAAACGCCTACTACAAGACGATGAATTAATTGAATTTTTTGAAATATAACCATCTCCTGATATATAACCACTCAGTATTCCTTTTACAAAATCAATATTTGAAATATATGCTTCATTTGGAACATGTTTGTTTTTAGCACCATGTCCAACCATCATTGTAATCAGTTTTGATAGTATACACGATGAACCACAAATAGTTGTGGTTGTTCCACCTATTTTATTCTTTCTTATAGTTTCAGTAAATGCAATACTATATTTTGAAAACCACCCTTTTACAAATGCTCTTATGGTTTCGTCATTATTTGTGATATAAATTTTTGAGTTATTAATGTTTCCTTCTGCAATAAATAATCCAATAAATACTCCATTGTCATAACTAAGTGAAAATGTTTCTGGGATGATGGAATGTTGACGTGTTCCATTGGATGTGTATATTCCATTATGTGAAATACTTTCAATTTTAGAACGAACAATCGCACGTTGAAATCTTGCTTTAGAAACAAAAGGTAGTGTAAAGTTGTTATTGTTATTTTCGTTCCACCAATTTTCTGGAATTTTTTTTCTATTTTTCATTGCCTCTTTCATAAGAATATTGGCTTTATGGATTTCCGACCCATAAATATATTCAGAACGTGGGAAATATCCATCCAATTGAAATTCATGTTTTTGAGTTTGACTTGATTCTTGAAAATCACAAATGTTCTTCGCAACCGGAACAAAGTCGCCAACCTTTACATCTTCTGTATACTCTTCACGAAACTGATTTAGTTCTGCATTCCAAATGAGAAGTGACTTGTTTGCAGTGATAGTTACATAACGACCCGCTTTTGTTGAAATCTTGAATAATTTTTCGCCAGGATCGTGTCGTGTTACTGCCGTGATGCTTTCCCATGATACGCGTCCTTCATAATCCATTGTTACAATTTTAACCGGGTGCGTTACTTCAAGATATTCCATATTTTGTTCTTCCATATGTTGAACTCTTGTCATGTTCATGTCAACATGTTCATCAATCCATTCGCCGATTTTAACATATTTTGGAACATCATTTTCAACAATAATTATCGGTGTTTCCCAGCTAACCGACTTAACGGCGGTATCAATCAAACCAACACGACCACCCATGGCGTGAAAGAATACTTCCGACGGAGTGAGTCCGGCAATAAACGAGTTTTCAACAAATCCGCGCGCGGCGGGACCGTCATCGTATTTGGAATAATGGGGTAGCGTGCGGCTGTCGAATCCATAAGGCACGCGCTTACCGTCAATGGTTTGCTGACCGACCAAACAAATCATCTGGGCAATATTCACCTTGCTACCCTTTGACCCGGCATTCACCATTGTAATGAATCGATTCGTCTTGCTCAAACTTTTGAGACCAATGTCACCTGCTTCACCGTTTGCCTTGTTCAAGATATTGGTAACGAGCAGCTCGAATTCTTCTTCATTGGTTCTTCCGGATTTGTTTTCAAAAGTGCCAATGTGAATGTTGTCAATAATGGTCTTCACCTCGAGTTTCTTGGTTTTAATGGAGTCGATGATTTTATCGGTTGTTTTCTTATCGGAAATTAAATCGCTGATTCCAACACTGTATGCAGACGTCTTCATGTATTCCGTAATAATATTTTGCAAGTCGTCGATGAAATTCACAGATGCCATGTTTCCGAAATCGTTGCATATGCGCTGAATCATGCCATTTGTACTTGAAGCCAAAACGCCGCTGTCAATGTGACCGCGCAAAATTTCTCCGTCGCGAATTTCTAAAACGTTGTTTGACGTCGCGTAATCGTCGCTTCCTCCAAACTGCTTGGTTTTGTATTTCATGCTGAGCGGCGGCAAAATCTGCGACAGAATCTCAAAATTGGTAATCTTCTTGGTGGGGTCACTGAAGAGCGAAGCGTCGACATTTTTATACCCCATCAGAAGATTCATAGCTGCGCGCGCATCAAAAGCGCCAATTCCGCTTCTAGTAAACTGGTAGACTCCCAGTAACGAGTCTTGAAAAATGCCGATGATCGAGTTATTTTTCGCAGGACTAATGATTTGATACGGAACTGCGGCAAGTCCCTTCAGCTCAGCTTCCGCTTCATCGTCTTGCGGCATGTGCAAGTTCATTTCATCACCATCAAAATCGGCATTGTATGGTTTCGTGTCGCCAATATTCATTCGAAACGTGTCGCCCTGTTGCATAATTCTCGCAATGTGACACATCATGCTCATTCTGTGAAGGGTGGGCTGGCGATTAAATAAAACGCCGTCGCCGTCCATCATGTGACGGTGCACCACGTCACCATTTTCAAGAACGACGGTGCTTCTGTCCATGTATCTGAGCGAAATGTCGCCGCCCGTTTTCTTTTCGAGAATATTTGCGCCGGGATACACATCTGGACCGTTTAAAACCAGCTGCTGAAGATAGTCACGATTTCGGTTGTTTACGATGACAGGTTTTGTAATATTCATTGCAATCTTTTTCGGAACACCGAGCTCGCGAATCGACAGGTTGGGGTCGGGTGTAATGACAGACCTGGCTGAAAAATCAACACGCTTCCCCATCAAGTTTCCTCTAACGCGACCACCTTTTCCATTCAAACGTTCTTTAATGGATTTGAGCGGACGCCCGGACCGCTGTGCCACTGGAGCGCAAGACGGAATGTTGTTATCCACTTGAGTTGCAATAAAGTATTGCAACAGACTTTGCCAGTCATCAATAATTGCGGAATTCACAGAGGGTTCATTCATTTTTTCAAGGAGTGTTTTATTTGCTTTAATAATATTTACAATAGTGTGGCTAATATCATCTTCGCTGCGCTGGTTTCCGTCCATTTTGATTGACGGGCGTACAGCAGGCGGCGGAATTGCCAACACCTGACAAATAAACCAATCCGGTCGTGAAAACTGAGGACTGAATCCCATAAATGCAACATCTTGGTCAGATATTCTTCTAAATATCTTCAAAACAACCTCTGGTGTCATTTTCATATTTAATTTTTCTTTGTTACCGCCACCACTACCACCAGAACCTTCTTCTGCATCTCCTCCATCCCATTCTGCGAAAAGAGTGGCTAAATTTTCTTTTTTTATTTTTTTAGGAACAAGACAACCGCAACCATCTTGAGTGTCATCGCCGCATCTTTTAATTTTACTAGCCAACTGGTGAACATGATTCCAGCGGTCATCAGGTTTCATATCCATGCATTCTTTGTTAGATTCTTTATTTATCAGCAGTTTGCTGCACTTTACACAAACACATTTTAAAATTTTCATAATGGTTGGAAGGTACTGAAAATAGAATACCGGTTTCGCCAATTCAATATGTCCAAAGTAACCGGGAGTTTTTATATAATCTAAACCGTCTGTAGGACACTTTAGTCCGGGTTCTAAAACACCGAGGCGCGGATCAAACATTCCTCCGATGACCGGCACGTTGTTTGAATATGTGTCTCTGCTTGTAATTTCAGCAACCGAACATCTTCGAATTTCTTCTGGTGAAAGCACACTAAATTGAATACCAATAATTTTAGAAGGTGTTTTTTTTGTCCAATTTGGTTGTGTCGTTGTCATTTATTTATGTGAAGCTATTGACTACTATATTATTATGTCTATATTCTTTTATTCAATTTTATATTTTATATTTTTAATCCAGAAAAATATAAAAAGTAAAAAATTTTAGTTATTTTACTTGCTTTTTACATCACGAGATTCTTTTTTTTTTTGATTTTCATTCATAACTTTCATATATATTTTAAAAAATTGAAATAAATACATCTCTGTAAGTAGATGTAGATAACTTGTCACAAATGACACCGACACAAGCACCGCAAAATAAATCAGTAAAAAAAAACACGTCAGCAGGAACAACGACAGGAACAACAGCAACAACAAATCCGCCGCAGTTACAAAAGAAACAACAGTCTGCAGTAGTTAAAAAAAAAACGGCACCTCGGAATCCTCAATACAAACGTAATTTCAAAAATGATGGAGGGGATGGCGATGATGATGATGATGAAAGATACAAAAGTAGTGGTGGAAGTGGCGAGGAAGAAGAAGATGATAACCAGGATGATGGTGGTAACGACGGTGGTGGTGAAAATGATGCTTCTGAAAGTATTGAAAATGCAACATTGTTGCAACCAAAAACAAAAAAAAAATATAAAACTTCGCCTGCATTCGACGAGGTTGAGTATGCAAAGCTTCTTGCTGAATTATTTCCTTCCACATATTCAAAGCAAAAGGCGACAACTCTTGAATCAAAAAAAAGAACATTGACACCATCATTGTTATCGTCGTCGTCGTCATTATCATCCAAACAAAATCAAAATGATAGAAATGAAAAACGAAAAAAGATGGATTCTGGAAATGAAATTACGATGACGCCACATTTGAAAGAAGGTGGTGGGTGTGCGAGAGGTGGGGGAGGAGGAGACACCTTAGAGACGTCTACGTCTGTAAAGTCTTCTTCCTCTTCAGTTGCTTCAAATTCCAATGTTGTAGGAGGAAATTATAATATTGTTATCAATATCAAAGAGCCATTTGACACTTTAGAGGAAGAAGACGATTACACGTCGGATATGGATGACTCTGTGTACGATGATGATTCGGCGTCTTCAAATGAGTCTTCGGATGACAGTGACGAAACGTACGACGACGATGACAACACTAGTGATGAAGATGACGATGATGACAGTGATACTGAAAAAAATAGTGATGATGATGATGATGATGAAGATGGAAATAACGATAACTCTGAAAAAGGTGAAGACTCTGTAAAAGACGGATATGAGAAATGCAATCTCAAAATTAGAGGTGAACCTGTTGTTGTTGTTTCGGCCAACAGTAAGGTTTCAGATAAGAATAAAAAACAATTGAAAAAGGAAGAAAAAAATGAATGTGATGATGATAGTAGTTGGAATTCAGACGACGAGACAACGATTCAGGCAATAAAGAAGATCATGGAGGACATGCTTGCGGTTGACAAGAATAACAAGGTTGCAATGACGACTTTGGCGCAGATGATTGAAAAGGAGAAAAAAATCAAAGATGCGAGAAAAGAAAGGAACAGAAAAATCATGAGGAAGAATGTGCGAAAATTTGGGCGTCTCTTGCACAAAAAAAATTCTGCAAACGACTTGAAGTATTTCAAAAAGCATTTGTCGAATGAGCAACAGGTTGGTGTCTTGAGTGAACTCGAGGAGTTGAATAAAATGATGCTTGTGGAGAAGCCGTATAGGCTGACGCTTCTCGAATCCAAGATTCCAAAACAGTACAAGGCGATTGCGTTGAAGCGCATACAGAATTTGCGATACATGGACCCGGGAGCCGGAGAGTATTACAAGGTAAAGAATTGGGTAGACACATTCATGACAATTCCATTTGGAGTGTATAAGACGTTGCCGATTACGATGGAAGTTGGTGTGGAGCGCTGTCATGATTTCATGGAGTCGGCCAAAGACCTTTTGGATTCAGCTGTTTATGGATTGAACGATGCGAAAATGCAAATTATGCAAATGGTGGGTCAGTGGATTTCAAATCCGTCGGCAATGGGTTCTGCGATTGCAATCAAGGGTCCTCCGGGAACCGGTAAAACGACGCTTGTGAAAGAGGGAATCAGCAAAATTTTGGGAAGAGACTTTGCGTTTATTGCGCTAGGTGGGGCAACCGATAGCAGTTTCCTTGAGGGACATTCATATACGTATGAGGGCAGCACATGGGGAAAAGTAGTTGATATATTAATTCGTTGCAAGTCGATGAATCCAGTAATCTTCTTTGACGAGTTGGACAAGTTGAGCGATACTCCAAAGGGCGAAGAGATTGCCGGCATTTTGACACACTTGACAGACACATCTCAAAACACTTTATTTCATGACAAATACTTTTCGGAAATAAATTTTGATTTGAGCAAGTGTTTGTTTATTTTCAGCTATAATGATGAGACCAGGGTCAACCCGATTCTTCTTGACAGGATGTATCGTATTCACACGAATGGGTACACTAAAAAGGACAAGACGCAAATCGCTCAAAAGTATTTGATTCCCAAGATTCAGACGGAGGTTGCATTCAAGCCGGACCAGATTATTATTCCAAACGAAACAATTGAGTACATTGTCGAGCATCATACGAATAAGGAGGATGGTGTGAGAAACTTGAAGCGTTGTTTAGAGATTATTTATACCAAGCTGAATTTATATCGTTTGATGAAGCCTGGTACAAAGTTGTTTGACAAGGATGCGACATCGATCGAGGTTTCATTTCCGTTTACGGTTACGAATAACATTGTGGACATTATGATAAAGAAGACAGAGTCGACATATCCAACATTCATGTATAACTAGGATACCTAGGTGTAGTAGTGTGTAGTGTAGGAGGAGAGGTACTACAGAACACACAAAATAATGGATTGATTACAAAGTTATATTTTTTTAATGTTTAGCATGTGCAGTCTTCGCTGTATGCGATTCCCCATTTGATAGATTTTGTGTTGAACTTTGGATTGTTTACAACTTGAGGACTATTCGGATTCGGTTGAGTTCGCAAAACGGATTTTCCTTTCAAACGAGCCAAGTAGCGATCATACGAACCGTGTTTCATATCAACACCTTTACTTGCGGCGGACATACTTCCGGGACGCATTCTTGTCAGTGAGGATTTGGTTGAGTTGCCGTGTGACGGCACATTTCTTTTTACAACACCTGGAACTGCGCGGTCGCTCATTTGGTTCCAGTTGACATCTGCAAATTGACTTTTTGGTGGAGTATAAACATTAAGCGCCGACTTGTTCATAGTGTATTCGGAAGACGGCACGCGCACCGTATTTTCGATTCGTTTCACATTATATTTATTATTCATAATGCTAAAGTTTGGTCCGTTATATAAAGTATAGCTGGTACAAGCGCCGCAACTTCTGCATCCAACGCGTTTTACAGTTGACATTTTGTGTTGTTATTGAATGTTGGTGTGTGAATAAACGTGTGTGAATAAGTGTGTATTGTTATAATACTATGTTATTTATATTTTTTAAATTTATTAAATTGGTTAATTTAATTTTAATTTGACTATTTGCTAAATAATCAAATTAAAATATTTGTAATCAAACTATCGCCATTGAAACCCGTCCAAATTTAAAATTCGGTAGGACCCAGCGTTCGATTGCCTCCACGTTGATTAACATAGTCCACCTGGGCTTGACTCAAACAAGCGCAGCCCATGCTGTCGGAATATGTTGATGGGCAACACTCTGGTTTGAATATGTTGTCGGCAAAAAAGAAAAGTTCTCCTTCTGGCAACGGAACAGGTGTTCCAACGTTGTCTTTGTAAGTATTCAGTCTATTTTTATTTCCCATTCCGGATGCATAGCGTTTTGCCGTTTGAACCCACCCCATCGTGTAAGAGTCATCAATGTGTAGGTCATTATTGCTTAAATTTTTGAATCCTTCTTTTGTTGTTGTTGTTGTCGCTTTTTTCTTATTTTTATCATGAGAAGTAGCAGCGGCAGCGGCATTAGAGGCATTCATGGTTGTCATCCCTTCCATCAAACTGTATTGAAAACAGTCACAAAAAAGAGTTAGTCCCAATATCATACCAACAACGACGCATGCGATTACAATTTCAATCCGCACATCATAACCAAATAATTTGATTTCCATTTTAATATATATTTTTTTACTTTATACATATGTCAAAGATAAAAATAATTGAATAATTTGTAGTCTTATTCATAAATAATTCCTAAAATGTAAAATACTCAAATATATCAAATACTAAAATACTCAAATATATCAAATACTAAAATACTCAAATATATCAAATACTAAAACACTCAAAAACTTTAAATGCGATTGCGACGACCCATGTTCAACTAGGAACACTTGGAATGCTTTTGGACGAGTGCACATTAAGTATTCGATTTGAAAATCCGATAAGGTAACCCATGGGAATGGAGATTGCGACAAAGAATATGATTCCGGCAGCTGCCAATATGTCTCCTACAATTGGTATAAAAAATAGTAGTATAATCGCTGCAGCCATTGCAATCAAAATAACAATTATAATTTCGAGTATTGACCCAATAAGACTTTTTATTGCTAAATATATTCCAAATAATGTATATATTACTGCTGTTAAGATTCCGTTTGATTTTCCAACCATTGACTTGACTGTAATTATTGTTTCGATTAATGGTGTCATTATATTCAATATCCTTGACATAATGTTTGACGTAATGTCTGATATGGAGTTGCGTATTTTATTGACGAGTTCACGCATGTCATTTACAATTTTTAGTATTTCACCAACGATTGCGGTTATAATGCTAATTGTATAATGAACGGGTATAAGTGCCATTTCCGAAATATCTGTTAATATATTTTGAGTGCATTCTGCAAAATTTTTTTCAGTATATTCCATTTTGGACATATTTGCTGGTGCATTGATCATTCCGGCAAACGGCATAATGTTTGGTTTACATTTTTGATTTATCCAGTCTGCTCTTATTTTTTTTATATTTATTTTTATGTGTATATATGTAACTAGTAATATAAATGAGGTGCATATGACAATCGCGGTAAACACGTAACTGCCATATCTCTCTAGAAATGTTTGACTATCGTACATTTCCATAATTTTACCTGTAATGTCAAAGTTGATATTCATTTTTTTTTCTTAATAATAAATTTTTATTTATTGTGGTTTACTTTTATTATATACATACAAAAATATATGAGAATTCATATTAAAAAATACACTTTTAATAATACATGTTATTGTTATTGCGCACATTTTTTCATCATGAAAATTTTAAGTTTTGATGTGGGAATAAAAAATCTAGCATACTGCTTATTTTCAATAAACAGTTGTAATGACAAGATGTTGAAAATATTAAAATGGGATGTTATAAATTTATGTGAGTCATCGGCAGCATCCACGTCCACATCTTCTGACATTTTTTCAAAAAAAAAATATCGGTGTTCAGTGTGTAAAAAGAATGCTTATTATAGTTTGAAGACATCTCACACAACGACGACAACGACGACAAAATTAGCTGCAAAAGATGAAGAAGTGGTATATTGTAAAAAGCATGCAACTGAAACGAAACTAACTGTTTATGACTATCTTGTTGGCAAATCTAAACCAAAAGATGTTTCAAAAAAGATGTATCCTCATTTGAAGTTAATAGTGACAACGCCTCCAAAAAAACAAAATGCGTGTGACATTGATATGATAATTTTAGGTAAAAATTTGAAAACAAGATTTGATTCAATTTTTGACGAGTACAGCGACGTGGATTCTACAAATTCAAATTTGGGTTATATTGACGCAGTCATCATTGAAAATCAAATTGGACCACTAGCCGGAAGAATGAAAATGTTACAGGGAATGATTGCTCAATATTTTATCATGAAAAATGTTAAAAAAATAGAATTTATATCTTCGACAAATAAACTCAAACTATTCAAAACTGCCAAAAATGATGAAAAAAATATAAATGAAAATACTGAAAATACTTACAAGTTGAGGAAACAGCAAGGACAAAACATATGCAGGTCACTTGTGGCATTTTACCCGTCCTTAGAATCCTGGAATCAAGAATTTGATAAGCATTTGAAAAAAGATGACTTGGCAGACTGTTTTCTCCAAGGTTATTATTACATGTACAGTAGCACTGTTTATAATAAAATGTTTTCGTTTGACTTGGAATCATTTTTGAATCAAAATTTGAATCAAAATTTGAAGAAATAGAAAAATAAATAATGTTATGGTGGTTTTGGTGTTTTGGTTGAAGGAGGAGAAATGTTATTATAACTGTATAGCTTTTTTACTTCATCATAATTTTCGTATAAAAATTTATTGTCATCATTTACCCATGGTCTATGACATCCAAACGATATTTCACTAGGTATTCCTTCCACCGAAAATAACATTGCTTTTTTTAGCGAAGGTTTATTTATTTTGACAGATTTGCAACATGAAAAGTAAACATCTTCAGGATAGTCATTTTTACCTTGTTTTTTCATGATTTCAATCATTTTACTTTTTTTTCTTAGAGAGAGTCCTCCATTTCCAATACGTTCATTTTCACTCAAGTTATAAGGAGAAGGAGAATGGTTCCAGGGTGCTCCAACGTAGTCATATTCTAAAAAATCGTTTATTAAATCTTTATGTTTTTGTATTATGATGGAGTCTGTTTGAAATATAAGAAATATTTCTGTGGGAATATAGCTGTAAAACTTTTTACTATATTTGAGTAAATTATTGTAGTTATTCACTGTCAAATTATGAAAATTTAATTTTACTAATTTGATTCGGTGAGAGTGTTCAATTAAATGTTCTTTAATGATTTTTTTAATAAAGTCTACATTTATTAATCCATGAAATATTACAAATGACCATTCTTCAGACAAGTTATTCACGAAGTTTTCTAAAACATGATGCAGTCCTTTATGTTTTCGAGGTTCAACGATTACCGCAGTATACTTCATAATTTGAATTATATATATAATAAATTAAATTAAATGTTTAATATATTTTAATGTGCGTATGACTTAGAAATAAATGTTATAATTAAAATAATATATAATGGAACCAGAAGTTATAGATTTAGGCTCTTTAGATATAGGAAGTGGAAGTGGAAGCGGTGGAAAAAAGTCTGCAAATTTTGGAGGCGGGCTTGAATTATTGATGAATGATAGATTTAAATCTGGTAGTGGTGATAAATCCGGTTCGACGAATATTAATATAGATGATATTACCAGTTTAGAGGATGATTTGCGTGACATGGATTCGTTACCTTCTTCAAGAAACATTAAGGAACTAAAGTCCGATTTGTTTACTTCGTCATCGTCGTCCTCGTCAGGATTCAACACTATAAAGCTGTCAGACAGAAATGACCCATTTTCAAATAGCATTGGCGGCGACAGCGGTGTTGACGTGGGAGGAGGAATTGGCGCATCAACGGCAATGTTTGACGACGAAAAACCGACATGGGATGGATTTGGAAAATTCAACAATGTTCCGATGAATCCGGACGTTTCAATGGATACTCAGCCACAGTTGACCAAAGAAGAGTTGCTTCGAGAGAAATTCAAATATGTAAAAAAGTTAGAAGAATTGGAAAAGAAAGGAATTCGTTTGACAAAAAAATATGATATGGAGTCATCATTATCAGAGATGAAGGGTGAATATGAAACACACGTCGAGGAGCGAGAGCGTAGAAACAGTGTAAAATTTCAAGGTAAAATGTTGATGGCGTGTATTACGGGAATCGAGTTTTTAAATAACAAGTTTGATCCATTTGATTTAAAGTTGGACGGGTGGTCAGAGCAAGTTAGTGAAAATATTGATGACTATGATGAAATTTTTGGAGAGTTGCATGAGAAATACAAATCCAAAGCGAAGATGGCACCAGAACTCAAATTATTGTTTCAGTTGGGCGGAAGCGCAATTATGCTTCATATGACAAACACAATGTTCAAATCAGCAATGCCGGGAATGGATGACATTATGCGCCAAAATCCAGAGCTAATGCAACAGTTTACGCAAGCCGCCGTTTCATCCATGTCCCAACCACAAAATCGCGGCGGCGGCGGCAGCGGCTTTGGTAATTTCATGAGCGACATTGCAGGCATGTCATCAAAGCCCGCGGCACCATTTTCGCATCAACCTCAGTACAATCCAAACCAGCAGTTGAACATGCCGATGCCAACTGTTCCACAGCATCCTCCTCCTCCTCCTATTCAAACACAAGGAGACCGCGCGCCTCCCCCCCCTCGCCGTCCTGGTGATTTGACTAATGTTCGTCCGGATGTTTTAATGGGGCGCGGTAATGCATCACAAACGCAAACCATAAAACAAAGTCTTCGCCCGGAAATGAAGGGTCCATCTGATATATCGAGTTTGTTATCAGGTTTGAAAACAAAAACAGTTTCCCTTGATTCTGGAAGCAATCCAAACAATGCGAGCAAGAGTAACAACAACGGCAGCGTCGGTGGTTCGGGAGGAGGAAGTACAATTAGCGCGTCTGACTTAAATGAAATGAAAAATGATAACATGCCAAGCAAAAGTAAACGTAAACAAAAATCTGACCGAACATCAATTAGCTTGGATATTTAAAATATAGAAACGAACGCCGCCGCTTCGCCGCCTTTACGTCCGGGTTCGACTTCTTCGATTTGTCCGGGTTCGACTTCTTCGATTTGTCCGGGTTCGACTTCTTCGATTTGCCCGGGTTCGACTTCGTGTTAACGTCTTTGTAATTATCATGTCTTTAAATGTTTTTCGTGGAGTCACTCGTAATGTTTTTAATGTCACTTGTTTATTTTCATTCGTTATTGTGTTCGTGTTCATATGCACAACTCCTTTTAATATTTTCATTTTTTGTTTATAACTAAATTTATCGTTATTTTTTATAAAGTCAACTGCTTCTTTCAATACACTTTCAGCTTTTGGATCATAATTATTGGATAAGTCAATATATTCGTTTGACGGATGGTTTGATTTTGAAGAGTAGTTATCTCCGCTATGAACAATACTATTTAATTCATCTCTTAAATTGCCATGAGTAAATGTGCGTAACTGAGCTGCAATTCCTTTTTGTCTCTCACTGGAGCCTCCTGACTGTCTTAACTTGTTATACATTATATTATAAATATATATAAATATAATATATAATAAATTTAAATACATAAATTTCAATAAAAAATATATTAAATCATATTAAACGAATACTTATAAAAATAAGTACTGTATATTATTTTTAAAAATATAAAAAAAATAAAAAAAATAAAAAATGATAACAATTATAGCTTTTATACCTCAAGATTATATTAAATCAGATAAAAATAATGCCAATAATAAGACAATCACTCTATTTTCATCCATCAAAACGTCAATATTACCCCAAACATTTACAAACTGGGAATTATTTTTAATTACAAACGTGCAAAATCTCGACTTTGAAAGTTCAATAAAAAAAATAATTGACAAAAGAATTAAAATTATTTATACCCCGGATTTATATTTTAATTTGAACTCTCTCTACAACATTGATGAAGAGTTATATAATTACAAATGCACACACATTTCTATTTTTGATTTAGAACATGATATATGGAATGCAAATAAATTACAGTTACAATATGATGTAATGTCAGTTGAAAACTGCGATGTGGTGGGCTGTGAATGCACTCCATCAAATGAATGCATTAACTCAACTCATGCGCAAATTATTAAAATGCAAACTTCATCCCTTTTTCATTCGTGTCCATTTTTAGTGAGTACAGTCTTAATAAAAAAAAAATTATTCAAACATTTTTGCCCGGATATTGCATCACTTGAAATAAATAAATGTAGTCATGATCATAATTTTACACTTGTTAGTAGTTCATTCAATACAATAATGGCACAGTTTCATTCGCTTTTATTATTCTTAACATTAAGAGAGTGCAAAATTTGTTACATTGGTTATTCAAAGCAACAAAATAAAAATGAAAGTAATAATGAATGTAATACCAATTATAAATGTCGCATTACAAACCAGTCTCTCGTCGAAACATCAAATTATAAAAAGTTGTCAAACTTGTGTGATAAAGTAACATGCGATCATATTTTTTTTAAAAATTCAGAAGAACGTCTTAGAGAGAAATATATTCGAATTAAAATATTTTCCGATTTTTGTGGTTCTGAAACATGCAAACAAAAATATGAATCGAATTGTAAAGTTAATGAAATGAACAATTATGGTGCGGATAAGTATTTGTATATTACAACAGGAACCACATATACTCATGCAATTCTTTTGAACTGTCCAATTATATCAGATATTTCTGTTCCACCGCAATGCGTTCTTGGTTTAGCTTTTGAACCCATAAAGTATTTAAGACTTTCGTATGATTTTATCGATTTTGCAGAAAAACATGTTGGAATGTATTACATTGGATATAAACATCCCAATTTAACGAGCGCTTTTTTTAAAGAACACCATGGTTTTATGTGGCACACCGACTATCCAGTAAGGTCGATAATAAAAGCCTCAAAAAATGCAGTGTCAATTATTATTTCCAACAAGTATCAAGCACCAGGCCACATTTATCGTAGCAAACTTGTAGCATTTATTTTGAAACATGATTTGGCGGTGGACATTTGGGGAAACGGCACGGCGCGTTATATTTCTAAATTCCCAGATAAAAAAAATATAAAAGGACCTTTTAAAGACAAAGAACCTTACGAATCATACTCACTAAGTATTTGTGTTGAAAACTATAGACACCCACATTATTTTTCAGAAAAAATTAGTAGCTGTCTTGTGTGTAATACAACACCAATTTATTTAGGATGCACTGAGATTGAAACATATTTTCCGAAACAAGTTGTGCACTTGACTGGAAATCTTGAAGAAGATTGCGCACTACTTGTAGACATCTCAAAGAATCCGAAAAATTATGTTCGAGAGATAAAAACAAATGAAAATGATACTGTTTTAAATTTAATGAAAAATTTACCCTGGAATTCTTAGACTGAGTTGTATCGATTATATCGATGTATTCATTTAATTATATTGATTAAAAATATTATTAATATAATATAGAATTTATGTATGAATTTTATTATTAAAAAAGGTGTTACATTTATATTTATCATAGTTGTGTTATTTTTTATTGGATATGTTTGCAAGTTGTACAAACACACGTTTACAAAATTATCACGTGATGCAAAAATAAATATTGTAAAAAATCCATCTGCATTATATTTATTATCGCCGTTATTATTTTGGATTGCATCAAGGGCTTTTCTATATAAAAATGCAAATGGTCCACTATCTCAAAATGTAAAAAAATTATTTAATGATTTGAATGAACCAAATAGGTTCAAAAATATATTCCCATTTTCTTCACTTTTAGTTATTATTATTAGTAGTTTGGTAACAATATACTCTGGAGGGTCACTTGGTTCTGAAACTGTGGTTATTCATATTTCTGTTTTTCTTCTCTTGTACCTTTTCAGTTACTTTCAAAAATTCATTCTAGAAATAAGTTTTGAAAATTTACTTTATCTTGGTTACGTTTTTGGAATCACAATTGCATTTAAATCTCCACTTGCTTCACTCATTTTAGTTTTAGAAAAGTCATTAAGAGAAAATTCTAAAAAAATAGTATCAAATTTTATTTTTTGTTGTATCGGAATACTTGTTGCATATATAGTTGTAGATAAGAGTAGAGTGATTTTTACTTCTTCTCCGGTGTCTTTCACATACAACGTGTCTGATTTTTTAAAATACTCATTTTTAGCCATCTTTTGTGGAATTACTGCATCAGTATTGTTTAAAATGATGTCATTCATGTTTGACACGGTGCAGAGTCTTGTTACGAAAAATAAGGTGTTGTTGAATGTTATTCCAATATTTTTTGGATTTTGTCTTGCAGCGCTAATAAATAGTTTCAACAAAGGAACTGAAATTACCGGAGAAGGATTAACAATGGTAAATTGTGAATTTTCAAAATCGTGTGTGTATGATTTCAAAATCTTATTAGGATTTTTACTAAATGTGATTCTAACATATATTTCGGGATGCTCAGGTGGGCATAAGTGGGTATTTATGTCATTAGGAGGTGGTATTGGAAGCGTGTATGACAGTATTTTCAATTTACCATCTACTCAAACAATTATTATTGGAATGAATTCATTTTTTAGCACAATTTTTGAAAATCCAATTTCTTCTGCATTTATTATTTCAAGCATTACAAATCAAAATTATGACACATTACCAATGTTGATTGCAATGTCACTTATTTCTTACTATTCATACAAGTATTCTAAAAATTTTATTGATAAATTTAAATTTTCCTTAACAAATAACGAATAAAATAATATAATATATTGTTATGTTATATTATTAGTATTAGTAAAATGAAGAATAAAACTAAAACAAAATATAGAAATAAAAAAAATAAAAAACATAATTTAACAAAAAAAATAAAGTACATGGAATCTGTCGGCGGCGTAGGCGCTAGTGGTGATTTGGAAACTACACCAAGAGCACAGCCTTCTGTTCCTCCTCGTCCTTCGTTTATGCGCAGTAGTAGTCGTTCTTCTTCTCCTGTTGATACAGGAGTGGGAATGGCGCCAAAAGCACCTGCAGCATCAGGAGAACAACAACAAATGGTAGCACCTGCAGCATCAACAGAAGGAGAGGCATCAGCAGCATCGGTGGTGGCGCCAGAAGCACCTGCAGCATCAGGAGAACAACAACAAATGGTAGCACCTGCAGCATCAGGAGAACAACAACAAATGGTAGCACCTGCAGCATCAGGAGAACAACAACAAATGGTAGCACCTGCAGCATCAGGAGAACAACAACAAATGGTAGCACCTGCAGCATCAGGA